AGCTGAGAAATCAACTTAACGTATGGAGTCTCACCACAACCAGAGCAAGCACCAGAGAACTCATTATCAAACGGTATGGGTCATGGTACAAGGACTTATTCAAACACTTCTTGTACGTTTACCACTTTCTTACTATATGTCAATTCAACCTCATGCAAATTTAACAAATATTGGTTTAGCTGCACCAATTGCGACAATTGTTGGTATTATACTAAATGTATGTTTCTATATTTATTTAAGTAAAAAAATGAAAAAAGAAAATGCTTAGGAAGTGTGAAAAACACTTCTTTTTTAATAAGAAGAATTTTTTGTTTTGGAGCTACTGTTGCCATTGCTGTTGCAATTGAAGAAGCTGTAAATATTGATGATTATTTTATTGCTCTATCTTTACAATTACACTGAAAATTAATGGATTTTCAGTGTAATTGTAAAACACCTTTTATAAGTATATTAGATGAAATAATGCTGAATACGTTTTAATCAGCATTATTTTTATTTATAAAATTTTCCATTAAAAAATCTTTAAATTGTTTTTTATGTACATCATTATCCGCAATTTGAATACGTCCACCAAAACCGATGATCCATGAATAAAATGTACTATTTATAATGTGTCTTACTTGGACTATCTATTTTCTTTTTATTATGATAAAAAACGTTGATATATCAATACTTTCAGCTGATTACATATTAGTTGATTTTGCTTTTTGGCATACTTTTGACATCTTTTGTTTTGAAAACATCGTTTACAGTATCTAATTTCTTGTTTTCTTTTAGATGAGTATAGATATCTAAAGTAGTCTTAATATTACTATGTCTTAATAATTCCTGGGTAGTTTTTATATCTACATTATTTTCATATAAAGTGGAAGCAAATGTATGTCTTAGGTCATGACAAGTAAACCCATATTTATTTTTTAAAATCCTATTAAAATAGCTAACATAATAGAATTGATTATTTTTTTGACAAATATATTCATTATGATGCGTTTTCAAATATTCCAATAATATTTCTTTTAATTGGTTATTCAAAGGTATAGTGTCTTTTGATTTTTTTGTTTTCAATTTTGAAACAACTTTATATTCCTTTATATTCCTTCCTGAATAGATCAATTGATTATGAATGTTTATTTCATTATTTTCAAAATCAATATCACTTTCTTTCAATGCTAGAATTTCAGCGATTCTCATGCCTGTATAATATCCAATAGCAATGGTAATTGCATAGCTATCATCCAACTCATTATATGCTTGAATAAAAGTTTCAAAAGGAACTATCTTTTTTTCTTTTTCTTCTTTTTCAGCCCATTTAAATGTTACAAGGTTCATGGGTGAACTGTCTATATATTCCATTTTAATTGCAAATGAAGTTACATTTTTAACGATGTATCTGACAGTTTTAACTGTTGAAAATGTCATTTCTTCTAAGCTGTTGAAAATACTTTGTAAAAAAGCATAATTGCTGAACAAGTTTATTTTAGAATTTCCAAACGAGTTTTTTATATACTTGTCAAATGTAACTTTCTTTCTTCTAATTGTGTTTAATGATAAGTTTTTTCCTTCAGATTCCATAAACTCTTCAAACACATCATTAAATGTTTTATTTGTTCCTTGATTCAAAGTGCCTTTTTCTTTTAATCTAGCCTTCATTTCAGTATCATGTATCTGTGCCTCTTTTTTTGTTAAAAACCCACTTTTAGAATAATACTTTCTTTTGTCAAACATGTCTCTGTAATAAAAATAAACTTGATAAGTATATCCGTTTTTTGCTTTTTTTGCAGGTCTTTTTCTAATCATATATCACGACTCCTCTCATATTTTGTATAATAAAACGCCCATAACGGAAAAAACAGGCGTAATATCTAATTTAAACTTCTAAACTTGTCTATCTTGAAAGCTTCTATCATTTGCATGATGTCATCCATATCTTCAGGAGATATCTCATGATCAACAGCAAATATTGAATTTTCATAGACACCTATATAAGAATCCAGCATATCAGGATGATTATCATAAATGTAATCTAGGTTTTTATCGTGGTTGGTATTTTTCATATTATTGTTTCTTTAGTTCAACTACTTTGCTGACACCTTGCATAGAAGCGGTAAATGAAAGAATATCATTTTTATATGTAAATTCTTTTGTATCATCATTTGAAGCTAATAGTGCATTTTTAGTTTTTTCATGGTCATTATTAGATACCCATGAATATTCACTATTGGCAGTAGTAGGAGCATCATATGAACCAACCCAATAAGTTGCTTTTGTTTTTCCTTCATCCGTCACCCAATCGATAGAAATAACGTTATCAGAAATTGTAGCTTCCATCCATGTGCCCTCATTTTCATCTGATTTCCAAGTCCCTGTTAAATTTAAAGGTTCTTTCTTTTCTTCTTTTTTTGTTGTAGTTGTTTCTTTTGAAGATGAATTGTCTTTTGAACTGCTATTTCCACATGCAGTTAGAGATAGAACTAAAGTTCCAATTAATACTAGACTTAATAATTTTTTCATTTGTTTTTCCTCTTTTCTTAATATTTTTATAATTTGAATTGATACCATATATTAGCTATACTTATATCAAAGAAAGGTGGTATAAGTATGAGTGAGATGAATATATATTTTTTAGTGTTTATTATTTCTATAGTCATTAATTTAATTTGTGGTTTTCACTATTCAATAAAACTTCTTAAAGAAAAATTGAAAGGAGCTAACGAACATGATCAAAATTATTTTAATTAGCTCTATAATATCAATATTGACGACTATATTTTTTATAAAGTTTTTTAGTTTGGTTATTAAATATGGATTAGATGAAATCAGCAACAAACACTAACAAAATTTGAACCAAGCTGAGTAAGTTCAACTCGATACTTATCCATTCTTAAATAACCATTTTCTCTTCGCATAGTTTCTTCAAATAATTTATATTTAGTTCTTTGTTTAAAAGATTCGTAGGCTTCATCAAAACAAACAATATCTTTTCTTATTGTAATCAGCTTAAGTCTTTCTAAATTCTCAACAGCAGCTATAACATCGAAATCAGAGTAATTTTCACTTTCTGGTAATGCAAACATATCAGGTATGAAAGGTGTTAATGTCCTATTCTTTTCGTGAACACCAAAAAATTTTGCATAAGGTAATGAGTCTGCACTTTTAATCATCACAAGTATTTCAGCATCTAATGAATTTAATTGCTGAATTATTGAAACGAAAGAAGGGTGAATTTGATGTTCTTTATTTTTATCAAAAGAAGAAGCTAAAAGCTTTCCAAACATTTCTTTGTAGTTCGGTTCTTCAAAATATGTAAATAAACTATCAATGACAGGAGCGACAATATTTACAGATAGTTGCTTTTTATCTTTATCATCAATTTTATTAAAATTTTCAAGAAAAACATTCATTGTATCTTTTACATTTTCTTCCTGCGCTTTTTTTGTTTCTTCTCCCCAATATGGTGAATTTGCTAATTTATCCTTTAAATAATTAGCAAGTCCATTACCAAGAAGTTCAGCTGAAGGGCCTAATAATTTATTTAAAACACTTTCCGTTGCTTTACCTGCTGTTTTTATTGCTTGTTCTTCTAATGTTGACATTTTATACATCTCCTTACTTCTTGATTTTCTTTGCTATCTTACTTAATACACAAACTTCTTTTTGATTTTTATCTTCTAGTAGATTTAGTATTCTTTGATTTTCTTGCTTTAATTTTTCAATTTCGCCATGCAAATCTTCATTCAATGGATTTAACGATTCCAATTTATTGGATATTTCATCAAGTTTACTATTAATGTCATCTTTAAATTGAATGGTCTCCTCATTACTTTTTCTTGTTTGTTGTATAGATTCACCTATGCTAAATAATGAAATACCAAATGCTAAAATAGCAAATCCATTATAAACACCAGAATTATTTTTTATTAAGTGACAAATAAATTCTATAAGGTTACTAATCATAACTATGAAACCAAAAAGGGAAAATAATAGACCGAGTGAAAAAAATATACTGTCTAAATTATTATTGATGTACTCTTTTACTGAGAGTGAGTTGTTTTTTTTATAGTCAACAATAAAATATCCAATAAAAATAAATATAAGTATAATTACAATAATACTAATGATTGTATTCATTATCTTAACCTCCTAAATAATTTTCTCATTCAGTGAATACCACACTTTAAGCGGTATTCCTTTTTCTTTTACAATAAATTCAATATTTTCTAGTTCTTTTATATTATGTAGTTCTTCGTACATCAGTAATCTAATAGCAAATTCATTTGCTTCTCTTTCTAAACGAGTTTTATAGACTCGCCTTAGAAAATTAAAACTGATGTTTTCATCATAATGCAATATGTAATGTCCAAGTTCATGGGCTATTAGAAAATTCTCATATGAGTAATCTAAATCGTTTCTAATAAATATAAACCCTTGAGAATTGTGTATTATTAGTCTTGAATCTAAAGTTTTTGCTTTGAAATTTTGATATTCAATTGAAATATCAAGATGATCTACAAGCTCTTTAACGTTTGAGGTATTGTATTTTTTAATTAAATCTTTGATTTTATATTCTATATTCATCCATAAGCACACTCCTTTAAATAATAATTATTTGTGCTTTCTAGAAATAATACAAAATATATCAATTATATCGTTTGTCATTTCCATAATTTCAGTATTTGAAATAGAGTCAAGTGAATATCCTCCCAAATCGGCAATTACTTTTTGACTAAGAATAAATGAAACTGCTTCTTGCGGGGTAGAGAAAGATATATTTTCCTTTGGTTTGTCGTAAATAGACATATCACTATCAACATCAGTTCTACACATTATGTAATCAAGTGTTACATTGAAGAAATTTGCAATTTTTACCATTTTGTCAATTTCAGGTGTTCGCTTATTGTTTACATATTGAGAGACTGTTGCTTCAGAATCTGAATAACCATACTTTTCATTAAATTTTTCCACAAATTCTTTTTGAGATAGTCCGTTCTTTTTTATTAATCTCTTTATTCTAGTTCCTGGATTAGTACATCTAACATTATCATTTGATTTGTTAGAACAAAGATAATCTAAAGATACCTGAAAATAATCAGCAATATTAATTAATCTATCTAAATCAGGAATACGTTTGTTATGTTCAAACTGAGATATTGTTGCTTTAGACTCATTAAGATGATAACGAGTATTTAATTCATCAGCTAATTGATCTTGCGTTAAATTATTTTTTTGTCTTAGCTCTTTTAATTTTAAAGAAAATGAATTATTTACAGTTATCATTTTTTGTGTCTCTTGGAAACAATTTTTAGCATATTGGCTACATCTTCAGCCATTTCGTTAATCTCATCGTCAGACATAGATTCTAAGTCGTACCCACCAAAATCAGCAATCATTTCTTGTTTTAAAATGAACGATAGTGCTTCTTGAGGTGTTGCAAACGATTGATGTTCGGTATCAATATTTTCTCCTTTTACATATCCAGACACTTCCAATAAATATTCTAACGAAACGTGAAGAGCTTTACTTATTTCTTTTAAAGTTTCTATGGTAGGTGAAACAGGCTTTCCATTTCTTGGATCTTTTCCATTTTCGAGTTTATTAAGATATGTATGGCTTATTCCTAATAATTCAGAGAATTCTCTTAGGCTCATATTTCTTTTTGTTCTTTCGCTATGTAAATACTTTCCTAGTGTGTTTTCCATAAATAACATCTCCTTAATATAAGTGTAAACCACAGTTAACATTAATACAAACAAAAAAGTACTATTAAAATGTATTTCATAGTTGACAATATATGTAAACCACGCTATACTTTAATTGTAAAACATGAGTTACAGGAGGTGGAATATGAGAAATAGAATTAAAGAGACTCGTGTTGCAAAGAAAATGACACAAGGGGAACTTGCAAGTAAATCTGGCTTAACAAGACCATATATTTCAAAATTAGAAAATAATGAGGAGTCGGTTATAAAAAATACAACAATGACCTCAATAGCAAACGCTCTTGGGAAATCTGTAAGTTATATTTTTTTTAACGATAAGTAAACCATGATTTACAACGCTTATTTCTATCAAGCACAAACATATTTTAACTGATATTTAATAAAGTTTCCTAAAAAGACACTTTATTAAATACAAGAATTTGGAGTTTAAGAAAGGAGAAAAGAAAAATGGAAAATGTTGAACAAAGATATCCAATTACCATGGCTGTTTTAAGAAATGCTATAGACAGAATAGCGAGCTGGAAAAACGTAACCCCACAAGCAAAAACAAGAAAGCAATCGGAAATTGCGGTTGTTATTGTTGCTTTATCAAACACGTTATAGAAAGGATAAATCTAAATGGACAAATTAAGGGAATTCAGGGAGAGCTTGCATATGTCTCAAAAGAACATGGCTAAGAGAATAGGCGTTTCTCCATCGTACTACTACAAAGTGGAAAGTGGTTATCAAAATCCCAGTTATGAATTTCTAGCAAAATTTAAGAGAAGTTTTCCAAATGCGAGTGTTGATCAAATATTTTTCAGTAAATAAAAAAGCCATTAGTAGTGTTGGTACTAACGGCTGCACGATTTGTTTACTTCTTTGATATCCAACACTTATCAAGTCTCAAACTTAAAGCAGTATGCATCTGCTTTGTTACCCTACAATGAGACAAATAGAATTTACCTTAAAGCTACAGTTTATAAAATAGCCGTTTTTCTTGAAAACGTACTAGTCGTTTATATAAATAAATTGGCTGTCACTAGTACAAACAAGCATCACCTGCTAGCACATGAATGTGTAAATTTTATTTTAGAAGAATAGGGGAGTTTAAAGCCGCTTTTAACATGCGACCACCTCCTAACTAGATATTAACTTTCGATATCGTAGTGTAACAATATTTTATCACAATTTGGAAATTTTTGAAAGGAGGAAACACACATGGAAGTCAGACCAACAAAGATGCTCACCGAAAAAGAACTACGTGAAGATTTAGGAATTTCAAGAGACCAGTTGCTTAACTTTATTGACCTTGAAATATTTCGTCCTATCAGATTAGGGCGTGGTAGAAAATTCAGTCAACAAGAAATCTTGGAATTTCAAAGAAAGTATGCAGGTCTTGACGTAAGCAATTATCACAAGGCAAAAAAAGCTAAAGAATATGTAGATAATTTAGCTTAAAAAAAATTAAATAGATTACTGGTCATCAAGGAGCCAATCTCAAAGGCCTCCGATAACAAAATAGCATTGATGATTTACTAACTACAGACATAAAAAAAGAACTAATACCATACAAGTTTTTATTTAAGAGGTTGGTTCCTTGATGGCTAGTAATGGAAAGGAAAAGAAAATTTATGAGTAAAAATTCATTAATTATCATCTGCTGTATTTTGTTTGTTGTCATTGCTGTTTTAATCCACATGTTAAAGGAATTCAAATGGTATCAAAAATCCTACTATGAATTGGCAAATAAGATTGCCAAAGATAGAAGAGATAGAAAAATGCTGGTTCGTGCGGATAGAGAAATGATCAAGAGTGAAATAGATAAAAAATTTCTAGCAATTCTTAGAATTTCTCAAAGAGAAGATTATCCAAGAAATCGTTTTGAATTGGGCTATGAATCAGGAAGATTTGAAGTAGAAGTTAAAAACTTATTTCTATCAGGTGGCCTTACAACACATGAGGAAAAGTTTCTTAAAAAATGTGAGTACATTGCAATGTTTGAAGTGAACGAAAAGGAGGTGTGATTTATGAAACTATCAGCAAGAGGTTTGGCCACGATTATTGTTATCGGTTGTTTTATCGCTAACTGTTTAGCAATCTTGGTCAGGAGTATATAAAAAAGGTGCCTATATCTAGGCACACAACATAGCAAATAAATTCTAAGTCATTAAAGGAGAAAATGCAATATGAAAGTCAAAAAAAGAACATATTTTCTTATTTCAATATTAGTGATGTTTTGTATCATTGCTCCAATCTGTTACTACCAAAACAAATTGGATGCTTATAAAACAAAAGTTCAACAACAAAAGGGAAAGATTTCTCTTTTGGAAGATTATTACAGTAATGCTTTAGCCGATAAGAACCGCTTTGAAGATTTATATGATAGTGTTCAAGAGGATAACAAGTATCTTATAGCTCAATTAGAAGAACTTCAAAAATGAAGAACTCTTGGTCAGTTTACTATTACTTACTACTGGCCCAGGAGAAGATCAATACGGTCGTTTAACTTCTACAGGTGCTATTGCTGAAGAAGGAAGAACTATTGCGGTAGATCCTTCAATCATTCCATATGGTTCTATAGTCTTGATTAATGGCAATGAATATGTAGCTCAAGACTGCGGAGGAGCTATCAAAGGAAAAAAGATAGATATCTTTGTTGACAATCCGAAAATGCAAAAGTACACAGTAGAAATCTATATTAAAAGAGAGGAATAGAATATGACAAAAAAAGATTTAGAAGACATCATCCAAACCGCAAAAGCTGCAGGTGCAGATGTCAAGGTTGTTCAAATTGGTTCAACTGAAAAGGAAACAGGAACAGATGAAAGACCAGCAGTACCATTACTTAAATTAGAATTAAGCATCAAGAAAGATGGAGATGCACTTTCGGTATTAGCTGATGCTGATTGGAACATCTTAGGAAGTCTTTTCTTAGAAATGGCTCCAATCAATATTGACATTGAAAAGGTCAAAGAAATGTTTACACCGGCTAAAAATGCTTTCATGCATTGCAGTAATGAATTGGATAACTACATCCAAGAACAATTTAAAGGAGCTTTAGAGGATGAAAAAGAAAGAATTAGAAGAAAGAGTTGCTGATTTAGAGAGTTCAATCATTTGCATGGAATGTAAGGATCATCTAGACAGTGATGATTATCTTCAACTTGGTTATCTCAATCAGGAATTAGCACAATGCAAAAAGGATCTAGAAAATGGAAGCTACGAACTATGAGGAGTTTTTTCCTAATTGTAATGTCGATTGTGTAGAAGATGAAAAACATTGGCATCAATTAAGAGGTAAAGGAATCGGTGGTTCTGATGCAGGAATTGTAATGAACGTCAATAATTACAAGACTCCCTATGAATTGTGGGAGGAAAAGACAGGTGCTAAAAAGCCTGTATTTCAAACGAGTGAAGCAATTGAAAAAGGAAATGCATTGGAACCTATCCTCATTGAATTGTTCGGTGTCCTTTATAAAAACAAGTTTGATTTGATTGATACGAAAGATATCAGTTTATCAAACAAGAAATATCCATTTTTAAGAGCTAATTTAGATGGGGCAATGATTGAAATTGTAACCAAAGAAAAATGGGGATTGGAAATCAAATCAACAACTATTCAAAATGGTGCAATGTTAAAAGAATGGGCCAATGATCACATTCCAATTACTTACTATTTCCAAGTCTTGCATTACATGATAACAACAGGATTAAGACATTTTGTTTTATATGCAATTCTTGATATTCCTTGGGCTAACAATGGTGCAGGAAAACAAGAAACAAGAGTTGTTTATCTACACTATGATGATTTGGTACTAGATGCTAAATATCTATTCAAAACGGAATTGTGGTATTGGAATTTAATAAAAACTAAAACTCCACCTCCATTTTTAGAAAACAGGAATAAGGAATTAAAAGAAGTCAGTTAGAAAGGAGAGCCTATATGAACGAAATTCAAATTAAATATGAAAACAATCAAATGCTAGTAAGTAGCTTAGAGATTGCTAAAAATTTTGGTAAAGAACACAAAAATGTGTTGCAAACAATTGGAAATCTCGTAGCTGAAAATTCAGCCACGAAATCAATGATATATGAAACTTCTTATGAAAATAGAGGTAGACAATATCCTATGTATTTAATGAATAGAGATGGTTTCAGCTTATTGGTTATGGGATTCACAGGAAAGGAAGCTCTTGATTGGAAAGTTAAATATATTGAGGCATTCAATGAAATGGAGAAAAAATTAAATGATCCTGAATTTTTAGTTCAACGTTCAATGGATTATTTAAAAAGTCGATGTGATGCATTGTTACTAGAAAATAAAGAATTGAAACCTAAAGCTCTATTTGCTGATGCAGTAAGTGCCAGCAATGAATCAATCTTGATTGGTCAGTTGGCAAAGCTTATCAGACAAAATGGCTATGAGATTGGTCAAAATCGTTTGTTTGAGTGGATGAGAGAAAACGAATATCTAATTAAAAAGGGTGAACGTTACAATCAGCCTACTCAAAAATCAATGGATCTTGGATTGTTTGAAGTCAAAGAAAGAACAATTACTAATCCAGATGGAAGTACAAGGATTACATTGACTACTAAAGTAACAGGTAAAGGTCAAGTGTATTTCATAAATAAGTTTTTATCGTAGAAGGGAGAAAAAAGAAAATGAATGAGTTTCAATCAGGGCTACTTAATGAGCTAGTAGCTGTAAAAATCACAACCAAAGAAGAATTTGATAAAGTTATCAACTTCCTATCAATCAACAACTGCTTTCTTGTGAATGGAGAACCAGTTGTCAAACTAACATATCCAGGAGATAAAGCATTTGTCATTTTAAAACAAGATAATGCAATCTTCTGGCAACCGGCTAACCAAGTGTTAGATGAACGTTATAAAGTTGTCAGCGTTATCGAATTCTTTAGACCAACTGAAGAAGAAAAGGTCGTTGAGGCCAAAGCTGAAGTTATTGAAGAACACGTTGACATTGATGAAAAACACCTTTCATTAGAAGTTCAAAAAAGACCAGCAAATGAAGCGATTGTCTCAAATATTGATGAAATGATCAAATTGATTCCAGCAATTGAAGCTAAAAAAGGTGTGGTTGTAGATGAAAAGAACTACAAAGATTTTGTTAAAGCTAAAACTGGAATGGTTCCATTATATCGTTCGTATGCTAAAAAATTAGAAAATGAAAGAAAAGCAGTCAAAAAAGCATACATTGAGCCTTATCAAGAATTTGAAGCAAAGGTAAATAAAGTTGTTAAAGCTTTAAATGATACTGCAAGTGTTGTGGCTGAAAATGTGGATGTATTTGTTCAAAAGCAAAAAGAAGCTCTTAGAAAAGAACGTCAAGCAGCTATTGATCAACTAAAAGAAGTATTGATTTCTAGAAAGATGATTTCAAAGAAATATGCTGATCAGTTCGTTTTTGATGAAAAATGGCTTAACGCTTCAACATCCAAAAAGAAATTTGAAGAACAAGTTGAAGCACAATTCAATGCTTTAATGGAAAAAGAAAAGAATGACAAATTAAACCTTGAAATGACTGAAAAAACAATCACCAATGCATGTCTTATCGCAAATGTTGATGAACAACTCATTTCAAGAGAAAAATATCAAGCTCTTTTGAATACTGAGGGATTACCAAAAGTAACCGAAATGATTACTGATGAAGTAGACAACATCAAAAAGCAATCACAAGCGGTTGCCCAACAAAAAGAAGCAGAACTTCAACATCAAAAGGAAGAGTTTGAAAAGAAACAAAAAGAAGCTGAACTTCAACACCAAAAAGAGTTGGAAGCAGTCAAAAAACAAGCTTCACAAACAGTTGAAAATCAACCTAAATACACACCAATCAAGCGTGGTGATGAAACGATTGCTAACGTAAATGATAAGTATATCGTTACTGAAATCAAGCAAACGCCTGAAAAGTTCCAAGGCAGAACATGGAAGAAAACGTTTGAGTTCGAAGGTGATTTAGCAGCACTTCAAATGTTGAACAGATACATGGATGTAATCAAAAGCATCAATCCAACATTCAATTTCGGTGAAGTGAAATTAACTGAAAAAGAATTAAGTGATCCTCAAACAGGAGTGGTCAATAAATATAACGTTAAAGAAATCAATTAAAGAAAGTTATGAGGTGAAATTATGAATAAGGTTTATTTAGATAAGAATGGAAAATTATTCGTTAATGGTCATGAAATTAAGGGAGTTATGTCCGTTTCATCAGAAACAGATTATCTAGGTACACAAATAGTTTTAAAGTTTGAAGGTGATTACAAATGCGATTTTATTTCATCAAGAAAAGGACATTCATTATCTGAACGTCCTAAGGAATAAACTTAGCGATAAAATCTGTAAGTTCTATCAAACCATTTTTAAATCTTTTTTCCATATAAATAATAGCATTATTTGTGAGAAGGAAGTCGCCACTTACCCACTCCTTAACAAAGCCAATGGATTTTAATTCATCTAGAATGTCGCCAACATCTTCGATATTAAAATCTAAAATATATGGTTCTCGTTGCTCAAAGTTATTTTTAAATTGTTTTGATCTGTCTAACGAATAACCTTGAGCACGCCTTTCTAGAAATGTTTTATATGTAGAACATAAGAATTTATCAGCTAATTTTGTTAGCACTACTGACACTGTTTCACCTCACTTTCGAGGTAAATTATAACACTAAACAAAAGGAGAAAATAAATTATGGCAGTACAAAGCATGGTACAACAAGCAAATGAAGTAAGAGAAAATAAAGTAACAACAATCAAAACAGATACAGGAGAAATCAAGCTATCTTCTAAAATCGTAAAGGCTTATTTGGTCGCTGGAGGAGGTAATGTAAGTGATCAAGAAGTCAAACTATTCATTGCATTATGTTCAGCTCAAAAATTAAATCCATTCATCAAAGAAGCACATTTAATCAAATATGGTAGTTCACCAGCGACAATGGTTGTTTCTAAAGATGTATATCAAAAAAGAGCAGATAAACATCCCGAATATCAAGGAAAGAAAGCAGGAATCATTGTTTTAACTGCTGAAGGTAAGATTGATTATCGTGTTGGTACATTCTATATTCCATCAAGAGAAGAACTTGTGGGCGGATGGTGTGAAGTCTATAGAAAAGACAGAGAACCTGAACGTGTAGAAGTATCCCTTGATGAATATGTTGGTAAAAAGAAAGATGGAACAGTTAACGCTCAATGGAGTGGCAAGCCAGCAACAATGATTAGAAAAGTTGCAGTTGCTCAATGTTTAAGAGAAGCTTTTACATCAGAATTCCAAGGAATGTATGTACCTGAAGAAATGGGTGTTGAAGATACAACAAGTAATTTTGTTGTAGAAGAAACTCCTCAAGTGCATCAAGCGATTGAAGCAACTACTGCACCAACAATGCAAGACATCATCAATGAGGAAAAACAAACTGAAAAAGTTCCAGTTGATGACTTTGATCCAATGTCAATGTAGAGGTTTTCAAAATGGATAAGTTAAAGGAATTTAGAAATTCCAAGAAGTTATCGCAAAAAGACATGGCAATTCAGATTGGGGTTTCGCCTTCGTATTACTACAAGGTTGAGAGTGGTTATCAAACTCCAAGCTATGAATTCCTATTGAAGTTTAAAAAGAAATTTCCAAATGTAAGTGTTGATAAAATATTTTTCTAGGCAAAACAAAACGTCAATAAGAGCGCTATTCTTACTGACGTTTGCCTGAATTTGTTTACTCTTTACGTATGCAAGCGAAAAAGTATAAAGCTTAATCACTACACTATATAGCGCATAATGCTTCTATGTACGCATCATCACTTATGCAGTTTCAGTTCTGCATGATAGCCTTCAAAAAAAGCTAGTTAAAGGTTGGCCCGTTAGTTGATGATTCATGGGAATTGATGTAGTTCTTTAGCATTTTAGCGTGTGCCATCACTGCGTTATTAACGTGATTCCCTTCACGAAAGTGAAAACTACAGAGCAATTATTTTTACGCCTGTTGACCTGTCGAGGCATCAGTTTGTTGTCCCCACAATAAGAGAACAGGGCAAAATCAAAAGTTTTGTCAAAAAGACCACTCTCCATTCTGCCACATAGGCAAGATATATTTTATCACAATTTGGAAATTTATAAAAGAAAGGATGTTAACAATGAAATGGCTAGAGAGGTAGATACGAAAGGCTATGTAAAACTGTATAGAAAAGCAATGAAGGATCCTATTTTTAAAGATTCTAAAGCATGGCATTTATTCACGTATTGCCTCTTTAATGCCACCTTTGATAGCAAACGTGGCGAGGTTGGGTCCTTCGTTACTACAATGGATCAAATTAAAGATGATTTAGGGTGGAAAACAAGAATGACAGTAGACAAATTTATGAAAATTCTAAAAGAAGGTTCGTATATTAATTATAAGACATCCAATAAAGATACCACCATTTATGTGCCTAATTATTCTAAATATCAAGATTAAATAAATGGATTTGTTGTCTAAAAATTATACATCCGTTGTATAAAAAATAGACACCGGTTGTCTAAAAATTATACATCCGTTGTATAAAAAATAGACACCCTATCTTTATTATATAAGAACGTAAAGAACGTAAAGAACGTAAAGAACGAGTGAGTGAGAGCATGTGCATAGATAACATTGCTTCGAAAGCGAGTTGGCAGATTGTTATATATAGTAGTAACTCACCTCTCAGAAAGGAATTTAGAAATTTTGGAAAAAAAGGAATTAAGAGAGATTTTGAAATTTTACAAAAATATTTATATAGGCTCAACATTGGATATAAATGACAAATCTCTATTCTCAACATGGTATGAATTTTTAAAAGATTATTCTTTTGAACAAGTTAGAAATGCAATTATCAAAAGATCAACTCAATCAACATTTCCAGCAAATATACTTGAAATCATTTCTAACATTGAAGTTCCTGATTACACAATTGAACTAATTGAACCCTACACCGTAATTGTTAGTTTTGAAGATGAAGAATATGGAAACTTTCCATTTAGATTCTTCAATTCTCAGGAAGCTAAGAAAAATATCGAAAAATTTAAAGAATGCAGTTACGACAAGGAGTCAATCAAGATGCTGCATGAAGAACATGTTAGAAAACGCAATGCTGGAGTTCTTACATACAGGGGAGAAGCAAAGGCAAGATTAGAGCAAAAACTTCAAAATCAAAATAGAGGTAAAAAATATGATAAACAGAGTAGTTATGGTTGGTAGGATGACACGTGATCCTGAACTTAGAAGAACTCAAAACGGTTCAGCAGTTACAAGCTTTACTTTAGCAATGAACCGTCCAAAAAGAAATGATGAAGAACAACAAGCTGATTATATTTCATGTGTTACCTGGAACAAGGTTGCTGAAAACGTCGAAAAGTATTGTTCTAAAGGTTCACTGGTTGGAGTTGAAGGAAGACTTCGTTCAAGAAGCTATGACAATGCACAAGGTCAACGTGTTTATGTTACTGAAGTTGTATGTGATTCAGTTCAGTTTTTAGAAACAAAGCCTAGAGGCAAATATGAAGAACAACAATATCATTCACAATCGACATACAATCCAAATCAGTACCAACAACCAAAACAAAATCAACAACAAGACAGTTTTATGAATGAAAATCCACCTTTCAACATCATGGAAGATGACATTCAATTCTAGCCTAAAATAAAAAACTTAAAATTTTCGTTTCTAGCGAGTGTTTGCTATAAAGATGATTAACTTTACCAATTATCTAAAAACATTCGTTAGAATGAATATTTGACCAAGAAAATAACAAATTAAACAAAAAAGGAGAGATGAAAATGCTCATAAAAAAAGATGAAGAACCGTTTTTCTATAAATTTCTTTCAATCGCGAAAGAAATCATCGGAAAAAACAAGACTTACACACCAGTATTTTATGGTGATGATGAAAAGCTCTATTTAGTATGTAACAACTATGCTGCAGTTTATGACTTTCAAAGTAATTTGATTTTAGATGATGAATTAAGAGAGTTTGGAAAAATCCCTTATGAACTATCGCAATTACCTAACGGAGATATGAAATTGGCGAAAGCTGAACATTTCAGCTGTCAAGAATCATATTTGATTGCAGTTAGAAATTTCTTCAAGCATGCGGGTTACATGTCAAAAAAGGTTTTTTCTGTTGATAAAGGTGATCCTTACAAGATTCCAAAAATCGTTGAAGTGACACAAAGATGGATTTCTGAAGAAGATAACAAGATTTTGGACAAAATAGGATTTCCTGATATCTATATGTTGGATGCAAAACGTGTTGATGAATTTATTACGCTTGCTGGTGATTGGAACCCATATTATTTAGCTGCACATGATGATGTTGAACTTAATGGTGGCCAAACCACTATCTCAATGACGGTTTATTTCAATATCAAAGAGGATCCTAAGAAAAGCGCTTGTGATCAACAAGCAATGGAACTCGTACAGCAACCTACGAACTATGACGAATTCGAAGATATGGATGTAGAAGAACCTGAAGTTGAAGTGGTAGAAGATGATTATCAAGAAGAGGAACAATTGGATGCACTTCTTGAAGACACTGTTGTTCCAGAGGAATTAGAAGATGATTTCGACCCAATGCGAGCTTAATCTTGGAATACAAGCGAACTACAAGAAGTTTTGGTTTACCGTTCCAGGAGCAATCGTTGGAAAAGGCAGACCGAGATTTACTACGCAAGGAAAATTCGTAAGAGCGTACACACCTAAAAAAACAAGGGATTACGAACAAAAAATAGCAATGTGCTATCGAAAAATTACAAGTTATCAAAGCGATAAGGCATTGAGGGTGAAGATATTTGCATACAGAGAAATTCCTAAGTCGACCACTAAAAAATTAAGAGGTTGGCTATTAGATAAAACGTTTCGATGTACCGTTAAACCGGATATTGATAACATCATAAAAGTAGTTTTGGATGCACTCAATAATGTGGCATATTACGACGATATTCAAGTGTGTGAACTGGTTATCATTCGTGAATTTGCTGAAAATGAATGTTTAAAAATATGTCTAGAAGAAGTTGGCGAAAGAAGGCCAAAATAGGAGGATAGAATTATGGGATTGTTTGATTTAGTTAGAGAAGAACAAGAAGCAAAGAAAAAAGCTGAAGAATCAGCTAAAAAAGATACAAAAGATGCAGTTGTTGAAGAAGTGGAAAAGGTTGAAGAAGCACCAAAAGAAGCTGATCAACAACCTGCTCCAGTTGCAAAAGCTGAAAAACAAGCGACTGAGGAGGTAAAACAAGCAGTAGAACAAGCAACTGAAATTGCAGAAGAATCTAAAAAAGAAGAAAAACCCGCAAGTAAAAAAGTACCTAAGAAAAAAGCAAGTACTGAAAAAACGTACAAATATCCATTTGGAGTCTACTCTGAAGGAAGATTGATTGATATTTCTTCTTATGGGTTTGTAGATGGCCAAGATTATACAGAAAAGGAAATCACAAGCATTATGTTGCAACACAGACATTATGAGTTTGCAGGAACAATGGAATACAGTTATATCGAGGATGACAACGTTCTTGTTGTAACTGGAAAACAACATAGAAAAGGCTAGGTGGTTGGCATGGCCAATAATTATACAAGATATAAATTCTATGTAATTGGAGTTGGTGGGACTGGTTCTCTTTTAGCAAGAGACCTCCCAAAACTTCTTTTAGGAACGTCACATAAAATGATGCTACTAGATGGTGATACAGTCGAATCTAAAAACATTGAACGTCAAGGATACCAAGCTCAAGACGTCGGTGATAATAAGGCTTTGGCATTATCGAGAAAAATCAATTCTCTTTATCCAATAGAGTGTGAGTTCGATGATAAATATTGCGCTTATGAAAGTTTATTTGCTCTTATCCAAGATGATAAGGGATATGTTCCTGTAATTATAGGATGTGTCGATAATGATGCTACAAGAATGATTTTAGAAAAAGTATTTAAGAAGCTAGATGATGTTATTTACATTGACTCAGCGAACAGTGAATACGAAGGAAATATCTATATCACAACAAAAAAGAATGGTATTCAACAAAGTAATTTGAGAAGTCAATGTTACAAATTCGATTTAGATAAGCACCCACTTGACGTTTCTTGTCAAGAACAGGCCGCCAAAGGAAATGTTCAGTTTCTAGTAACCAATGCAAAAATGGCCGTATCGATATTGGAACATTGCAACGCTTTAATTATTTATCAGTTAAAAGAAGGTGTTCAACTTGTCAACAGATTTGAGACAGTTTTTTACGACTGATCATGTTCCAGATAAATTAGAACCAAACAGCTATGAAAAGTTTTTCATCAACGCTTTAAGCTATACATCACCAAAAGCTATAGATGATTTAACGATTGCATTTGAAGAAGATGAGTCTAATGATCTGATACAAAACTTTCAAGAAATCGACTTATTAGATGAACATGTTTTTCCAGATGTTATCGATTATGAATTTGAAGAAGTTATATTAAGTTCTTTTTTTGACAGAAACGAATTTGCAGTTGATGGTTTTGAAACATTGATTGAAGGATTATACGATGAACAGAATGAAGTGTTTGTAAATGTAAGTTTTATTATTCCACAATTAAAAGGTGTCTTTAGAGAAATATATGCAGAAGCCAAAGAGTGGTGTGAGTACTCGGATGAAACATTATCCGAACCTAAGATTGATTATTACAATCTAGGTACCACTGAAATACAGTTCCTGTATATCAAATTCAAAAATAAGGGAAAAGCTAGGAAATTCAGAAAGCTTTATAAAAAGAGCTATCAAATAAGAGCAATGCTATATGGTTTTGGATATCGATTTATAAATGGTCAATTTGTTAAAGGAAACGTAAGAAACATTGAAATTGAAGGATGGGAATATCCTGATTTAAATTTTGGAGTGGCAAATGAAGCTCTAGAAATCATGGCCAATGTTTCAAAAAAAGAAAGACACAATACGGAATTGTTGCAAATAATAGTCGAAAGAAAAGTAGATGATTGTGATTATAAATTTACTTCAAATGCTTTGATTTCAGCTCTTTCAAACACATTAAAGACAAAAAGCGAGGTGATCATGTAATGAGAGAAGCAATCATTCGTTTAAACAATAAAAAAGATGATGCTGAATTATGTATCAAACAAAACGAGAAGATTACATTCAAAATGCTTTCAAAAGAAGAACTGGTAAAACTTTTTAATGATTTTTTTATCAAAGATCAGCATGAGAAAGCAAACATAAAATTGTTTTCTGAAAACACGATAGGCGCTGGTATTGATTATGCTGTTATAAAGCAACCTGAGCATATGCAATATGTTACTTATAATAATTATTCATACAAAATAAATTTTCCTAATGCTATTTATATCGTTCGATATGACAACAAAATCGTAAAAGGCATCCAATGTTACTGCTATAAGAAATACAAAGTAGGAGATACCGAATTGTATGAATATGCAATGCCAAACATGTTGACAGGAAATGCAATGTGCATGGGTAGTGCTGATAAAAGGATTGTTGATGGTGATATTGAAGCTGCTTTGAATAAAATCATTGCTACACCTTACTCACATGGAAATTTTGATGGAATAAAGGGATTTTCAACAACAGTCAGCTATTTTGAATATTTAGAAGAAAATCCATTTCCTTACAAACTTTTAAGAAAATTGAACAGGAAATTAAGAGATGTCAAAGTGTGATGAATTAAGAAAATTACTTCTTGAATGGGGTGAAGGTAATTATTTGCACCTCAAGAAAAAAATTGCGTATCTGGAAAATGAAAATTATCGTTTGAGAATGCAAAATTTAAGAATCAAAGAAAGAAATGAAAGACTTTCTATGATCACCAAGAAAAGAAGAGAGGAAGCGAATCATGAAAATAGATAGAGGAATTGTTCGATGTGATAGATGTAAAAGAGTTTTCAAAACCAAAGAGGTCAATAATTATAAAATCTCATATCAAGCAGGTGGATTGAAAAGTGATGGTGGCATGGGACTTGTAAGAAAGAAAGCAGAAATCTGTTCCGATTGCAATATGGATTTTGAAGATTTCATGTGTAATAAGCCAGTGGCAGGACGTGATACAAATGACAGGTGAAGAATGGTCAAAACTTTGTAAAGAGCGTGGTGTTGTTGTCCTCGATGCAAATTATAAAGATATGACACAAGATGATGCTTTAAAGTATTTTGATTTATTAAAAACTGCAATGGATCATGCTTTTGCTAGAAAATATGATTTGGAAACCGGCCAATATGAAGATTATGCATTGCCTGAAGGGTCTACATATTACGAAGATGATATGAACAAGAAAGTTGCCTGTTGTGAATGCGAAAAGAAAATCATGTACGGAACTTCTTATACATCAAGAATCATCTTGAATAGCAGTGGATTTGGCTATGCAGTATGTGAAGATTGTTATTACAAAAATGACATGAAAGATATCGTTAAGAAAGGATGAACAAAGATGATTAAAGTAGAAGAAATCGTTGAAAAATACAAAGGCTACGAAGTGGACGAGGAGAAACTAAAAGAGTTTCTCACACCACCTAAACCTAAAACAGTATGGGATTTAAAAGAAAGTGATAAATATTGGTATATTTCAGATTATGGGCAAATTTGTAAAAGTACATGGACTAATTTTGAATGTGAGATTATTAGAAGAGCTATTGGAAATTGTTTCTTAACAAAAAAAGAAGGCGAATTTGAAGTTGAAAGACGCAAGGTTGAAACCACTTTGTTGAAATACGGAAAAAAAGGCAAAAGTTCTCAAGATGAAGAATATTTTATTCTTTATGATTTTGTTGATAAAAAGGTTGCAATTTATCCGAGTGGAGGAGTTTGCTATCAAGGCACTATTTATTTTACATCCTATGCTTTAGCACAAAAGGCTATTAAAGAGGCTGGGAGAGACAACATCAATAAATATATTTTTGGAGTTGATGTTGAATACGTTAAGAAAGGTTAAGGTGTAAAAAAATCTGTAGATTGCAGAAAAAGCGGTACTAAGGAGGAACAACAATGAAAACAGTAAAAGAATTAGAAACTATGTTAGAAGAAGTTAGAAAAGATTTAGAAGAACTTAAAAAGAACAAAAACAGTTTTGAACCAACACCAAAAGGCTGGAAGCCTAAAAATGGAGAAAAATATTGGGTCGCACATTATAATTTAAGCCCAACAGTCTTTTTTAATGATGAAATTCATTTAAGTAATCCTATTATTAAATATAATCGCATTTTTAAAACAAAAGAAGAATGTCAACTATATTGTGATGTTCAAAGAGCATTTATGGACGCTTCTAGGGAGTATGTTTTAAATAAATACAACTACGTTCTTCGTTATGCGCACGAAGGTGGGGAAGTATTCATAACACCCTATACTAATGTTCAACCTACAGAATTATTTTTTGACAGTGAGGAAACAGTTCAAAATCTCATTGATAAATTCGGTGAGGAGAATGTCAAGAGATATTATTTAGGAGTGTATTGATATGAAAAATTTTGAAGCGTATGAAGAAAAAATCAAAGAATTAAATTATAATTTTGCGATAAAAAACGATGAATGTGTCAGGTGTATTAATATTTGCGAAAGGTGCGAGTTCATAAGTAACCCTTTTGGTAGTTGTCCTCAAAATAAAATAAAATGGCTCTACAAAAAATACATTGAACCAAAACCAAAGGTTAAAATTCCTTTAGCAACTAAATACTTTTTAGAAAGTTTAAATGATAAGTATGAATGGATTGCAAAAGATGAAAACGGTACTGTTTGGTGTTATAAATTTAAGCCTGAAAAATATACACAAGATAACAACAAAAGGTGGACTGTATATGGTAAGGGTAATATTGCTGGTTTTAACGATGTTTTTAAAAAAGAATTATTCGATTTCCTATCATGGGAAGATGAGGAACCAACTAATATTAAAGAACTTTTAGAAAATTGTGAGGTAATAGATGATGAATAAAATAGAAGAATTTAATGTTGATGAATATATAGATAAAGTAACGGAAACAAAAAAGATATTTAGACAATCGCTTGAAAAATATGGCAAAGAACCACAATGTAGACAAGCTATGGAAGAATGCGCTGAACTTATTCAAGCAGTGAATAAGATGCTACGCTATGAAGATAGGCCAGCCGAACCTGAGTATTATGCTAATTTAATTGAAGAAATAGCTGACGTTGAAATTATGCTATATCAATTAAAAGTGATGTTTAACATTGATGATGATCAAGTGTTTGCTTTTAAAGTACAAAAAGCTAAAAGAGAACAAGAAAGGTTGGAAAAGTTAAATGACAGCACAAGAAATGTTTGAATCAATGGGATTTAAAAAAGAAAAATTTGATTATTTTGGATTAGATCGATTTATTTATAAAAAACCAATCGTATATGAAGAAGAATACTTATATACATTTGTAGTTTTGTTTGATAAAGAGCAAAAAATAACAACAGTATACCATGATGAGTATTCTGAAAATTATGATCTTTGCTATGATGAACCGCCTGCAGTTGATATGGAACTTTTAAAAGCTATCAGTCAACAATGCCGTGAATTGGGGTGGCTTTGATGGATGATACATTATTTGAAATTGACAATATGTGTCATGCTTTAGGGTTTGACCCTAGCAAAATTAGAAAAGGACAAAGAACTTATGAGTATTATAGAAACTTCTTTGTTGCTAGCGGAGAGTACAAAGATAGTTGGGAGAAGTTAGTCAAGTGGGGAGATGCTGCTAAAGCTTCTAATGCCATCGTAGGAAGTTACTATTATGTAACCCAAAAAGGAATAGATTTCTTAAGCAGTATTTATAAGATTAAATTGCAACCAAGAAAATAAGGCGGTGGATAGAATGAAAAAATCAAATGTCAAAAAAATGAAACTTTATAATAAAGCATTACAATTTTATTGTAAACAATTAGAAAAGGCTCTTGATAAGGCATGTGAAGAACTGGAAAAATGTGAAAAAGATTTTGATAAAATATATGGTACCAGCTATGCAAAAATAAAGAATAAAAAATATTGGAAAAAGGAGTTGATGGAAGATGACTAAATTTGAATTAGATTTATTAAAAGAATTTTCTGATGATGGATGTGGTGGAGATGACTTTGATGAAATCAGTACATTAGTCGGCATGAGGATGAGAGGCTACTTTCAAGATGCCGAAGATGATGAAACCATTGATGAATTGATTTGGAGGTATGAAGAATGTATAAGTCACCAATAGAAATAGTAATGGAAGAATTATTTCAAAAGATGGATGAGGATTTTGAAAATTCAGTATTTAAAGCTGTACAAAAAGTTGGCATAAATGTTGATAAAGAAGAACTCCTAAAAGCTCTAATTTATGATAGAGGACAATATGATGAAGGCTATGAGGATGCAATGAATGAAATCAAGCATCCTCAACCCCTTAAATTTGAAGATTTAACCCCTGGTATGTGGGTATATGATGCTCCTTATGAAGAAATTGTAAGAATTAAAGAAATAGAATCTAATGAATGGATATTTCTTGAATGTATAAAATCCAATGATTTATCTAATACATTTTTTCAAGAAGGAAGATTTTATCCAATTACTATTCCAAATATAGGAGATAAAAATGGGTAATCAGTATAGAAGAATGCAAACAGTAAAACATGCTTTGCAATACTATATCACTAGACCAGGAGCAAGTGAAAAGGATCTAGTAAGAGAAAAGAATTTATTAAAACGTGTTGAAGAAGATATTGAATGGTATGAAGAAAGACACCACATCAAAAAGAAAGAGGAGAGAAAATAAATGAAAAAAGTATTAATCATATTAGCAAGCGTATTTGCTTTAACTGGATGTTCAAAAGCATCTAGAGTTAATTGGAATATTAGAGAAGATGCAAACAACTTTAAAATCACAAGAAAAGTCGTTGCTCTTAATACTAGAACAAATGATCCATTATTCACTGTTGAGGGAAAGATTTCCCTTGATAGTGATGAAGATGGAGATTTAAACGTAACAATCAAAACTGGAAAAGGAAAGTACAAGCTGTTCTATGCACATTTGTCAAATGATGTTACATACACTTGTATTCAAACAAACGCTAAGAAAGAAAATCCTTATGCCTATGACATTCAATTCTTTCCGGCAAAAGAAGTTATTGAAAATGGTGTTATTGATATCAAATCAAGTGAGTAGGTGGTAAATAATGCAGAAGATTAAATTAGAAGCTGAAAATGATTTAGAAAAACGTTGCAAAAATTTAAAAGAACAAAATGAAGCATTGATTAGTGGATTGGATCTTGCAAATGAAACAATAAGCAATCTATACGGTTTGCTTCGAGAATACCGTCAACAGAAAGAAAAGCTTTTAAAACAAAATACAAAACTGTTAGCGATTTATACTGTAATTATCATAGCTCATATAATCACTGCAATCATTAATCAATCATATCGAAATTCACTCATGTTTTATTTTCTCTCGGTCGTAAGTATTGTGTATGGTATTGATTTATGTAGTCAAAAATTCAAAAAAAGGTGATTGAAATGAATATATTAATTAAAAAGCTTAATGATTGTCAGTTGACTAATCAAGAAATCAAATACGTTATTGGTCGTTTAACGTGTGCAACTAATTTTGATAAGGAATTGCATCTGAAAGCAATTAAAAAGCTCGAAATACAAAGAAAGTACCTTGAAGAAGGCAATGTAGAAATAAAAGAAGATGGTGATAAATAATGTACATTAACCCATTTTGGTGTGGAGTTGCAGCAACTATCTTTGCTGAATTGGTAGGAATAATTGCTTATGCAATTTATCAAGAGCACAAAAATTAATAATTAATTATTTTGGAGGGCAAGGAATGAAATATACAGATGAAGAAAAGAAGATCATTGATGAAGTTAAAAAATATCTTAGAGAATTACGCCTAATAAATATTGAAAAATTCTCTTTAACATTTGAAATTGAGGACATTCCAAGCCCTCAATCAATTAAATACAGTGATGAAGCTCCTGGAGGTTTTTCAAAACCAAAAGGAGAACAAATCACTTCTAATATGTTGCGCAGGGAGCTTCTAACAAAGCGCCTAGAGCTCTTTAACAAAGAACTTGATAAATTTATGCCGTTAGTATATTTGCTAAACGCAGGTCATAGAAACATCATTAGAACGTATGTATGTTCAAGAGGGTACAATGAAATGATTGACACATTAGAAGAATCGTTTTGTATCAGCAAATCAACTTACAAAAGAGAATTTCCAAAAGCATGTTTAGAATTATCTAAATATCTTGACATGGAACACCGCCCATCGCTTGAAAAATTGAATAATATCTTTTATGAAAGTATCAAGAATGAATAGAAATTTCATTCTTTTTATTTTCTATAAATCTCTATATATGTCGCTATAACTCTCTATATGACTATATAACTCGCTAAATGTCGCTTTTTTTCGATAAAAAACTGTCCATTTTTCTTTGTTTGTGTTATATTATTTATGTAGCACGGAGGTAAGATTAAAATAAAAATAATCATTGTGTCTACAATGCTTTTCGTAAGTATGGGATTAAAATAGCATGCTAAAAGAAAAAAGGAAGAACGGCAATTCTTCCTCTTTTTCTACTTCGAATACTAGCTTTAAGTAAGTGTGGGATTAGTTCAACAACATTTTAGTTGCTACTAAGATTAAAAAGAGCATTACTAGGTATTCCATGAATACTTGCTCCTTTCCTTACACCAAAGCTAATATTCTTGCTTGATGTAAATAGCATGTTGCTAGTACCTCCGTAGTTTTTATTGCACATCTTTGTATGTGCTTTTTTATTTTATCACATTTTATTTTAAAATATCTATTTGGGAGTGGTGCTAAAAAGCAAATGAAAGCAGTGTTTCAAATCTCTAGAGATAGTATTAAAAACCATAAATAAGAACGCTTTTATCACAAATGATAAATTTTTATTAAAAGTGGACCTATTTTGGACCCAAACTGAACCCAAAGTGAGCCCTAATTGGACCCAAAGTGGACCTAGATTGAACCCTTATTTCCATGCTATTATGCTATTGTGGTTTTTAAAGAAATGAAACAATCCCATTTAATTTAAAATCACAGTTCAGACATATAGGTTAAACCCCTTGCGAAAAAGTTCCTTACGGGAGCTTTTTTCTTTTTCAAAAACAACGATGCAGTTTTAACTGCTATTTCTATAAATAAAAAAATGGAGGTGGTGACATGATTTGGAAAAACACGAGTTAGCATTCGAAGACTATAAAAACGGCATGAAGCAAAAAGAAATTGCTAAAAAATATGGTACGACAATCAATACTGTCAAGTCATGGAGCCGTCGCTATGAATGGTCAAAAAAGAAGAAAAAGGGTGCACACCAAAATAAAAGTGTGCACACCAAAAAAGAATGCAAAAAAATAGCTGAAGAAATAGTAGAAACAAGTGAGCTGGATGAAGAACATCAGCTCTTTTGTATTTATTATTTAAAATATCATAACAAGGTCAAAGCTTATTTAAAAATAAAACCCAAAGCTAAATATAACAGTGCTTGTGTCATGGCATCAAGATGGTTTAAAAAACCTGAAATCCAAGAAGAAATTAAAAGACTAAAGCAAGAGTTATATACTGATATTCTTTTGGATCCTAACGATATTGTTCAAAGATACATTGATATTGCTTTTTTAGATTCCGATGAATTGGATGGGAAGGCAATTAAAATGTCAGATTCTCTTAGAGCTCTCGAATGGTTATCAAGTCATTTGAACATGGCCAACGAAGAACAAAAACTCAAGATTGAACTATTGAAAAAGCAATTGAATACGAATGATCAAGAAGATGATGGAGTTGAAATTATAAATGATGCACCAATTTAAGAAAACTAAGAAAAAACAGGTTCGTATTTCAGATATTGTCATTCCAAAGTTTTTGACCTGTTTCAATGACATTTCACATGTTCATAAGATTATGGACAGCGGACGTGCTGGTACCAAATCAAGTTACGCTGCTATTCATGGTATTTACAAGATTGTAAGTGAAGATGAATGTTCAGTAATCGTCATGAGAAAGTTTCACAATAAGCTTTCTAAGACTGTTTACAATGAATTCAAACGAGCAATCAAACGTCTAGGATTGAAGAAAAAACAGTTTAAGATAACTAAGAATCCAATGAAAATTACATATCTTAAAAATGGCAATTCGGTTTATTTTACAGGAAACGATTCTATTGACGATACAAAAGGGATCATTGATGAAGAAAAACCTATCAAACTTGTTATTTTAGATGAGCTGACCGAGTTTTTCGAACGTGGCCAAGGAGAAGACGAAATATCCAATATTGAAGCAACATTCGTTCGTGGGAATGATGATGAATTCTGCATGGAGTATTATTTCAACCCTCCCAAAAATCCTAATGCTTCTATTTTTAAATGGGTCAAAAAGATGGAAAAACGTAGTGACTGCATTCATATCCATGTTGATTATAGAGATGTTCCAGAAAAGTGGCTTGGTAAAAAGCTTATTCAATCAGCAATGGAAATGAAAAAAGTCGATGAAAGAATGTACAACTGGATTTGGCTTGGAATTTCAATCGGTTTAGATGAAATCATCTATTACATGTTCAATGAAAATCAGCATGTTCTTAATAGAGAACTTACGAATGATGAAATAAATGGAATTAACAGAATAGACGCATCTTGCGACTACGGTCAAATGAATGCAACTGTATTTGAATTTTGGGGACTTAATTTGGTACAGCAAAAAGCTTTTGGACTTGATGAATTCTATCATTCAGGACGTGAATCTGGTAAACAGCTAACTCCTAGTGAATATGCTTTCAAGTTTAAAAAAGCGTGTGAAAAAATCAAAGAAGCTTACGGAATGTATCCTCAAAATTTATATATTGATCCAAGTGCAAGAGGACTTGCTGAAGAAATAAAAAGAGCATGCCCTTTTATAAAAATAAGAGGTGCTCAAAATGATGTTAAGTTGGGCATTTCAAGGGTTCAAAAGTCAATTAGCTTTAAAAAGATACTTTTCAGTAGCAAACAAAGAATGCTCCTAAAAGAAATCGTAATATACAGCTATGACAAAAAGAGCATAGAAAATGGTGTTGAAAAGCCTGTTAAGGAAGATGATCACTGTATGGATGCTATGAGATATTACATTATGGGCATTTGGAAGTATCTCAGAAGATTTCTTCCTGATGTTGAGAAAAATGAAGGTGGTGAGGATGATTAGTGTTTTCAGCAATTAAAAAAATAGTAGAAAGGATAAAGAACAAGATGTTTCCTACAACAACAATAAAAAGAGCTTTTAATGTTGATGATATCGATATTGCAATATCAAGTGATATGATAAATTCTATTGAATTGTGGAATAATATCATGGAAAACAAACAGCCGTGGCTTAATAAAGAAAATGGTGTTAAATCTTTAGCATTGGCGCAAGGGATATGTGAAGAACTTTCAAAAACTTCAACTAGAGAACTCGTTTCAAAAGTTACTTCTAATGAATATGTAAACAAAGAATACCAAAAATTCATTAAAAGCTTGAATGAAGATCTTCAATGGGGGCTTGCTGAAGGTGGAATTGCTTTTAAGCCATATGTAGACGGCAATCAAATATATGTTGATGCAGTTCATGCTGACAGCTTTTTTCCAGTAGCTTTCAAAGGAAAGAAAATAACTGCAGCTGTCTTTGTAGAACAGATTTTCAAAGGCAAAAACGTATATACCCGTTTAGAATATCAAAAATATGAAAACGGAGTACATACATTTGAAAACTACGCCTTTGTTAGAAAAGATTATGCTCATGGTAACTATCAGAACTCATACGATGATTTTGGAAATCAAATAGCATTGGATACAGTTCCTGACTGGAAGGGAATGGAAGAACATTTTGAAATAAGTGGTGTAGATAGACCCTTATTTGGATACTTTAGAGTTCCAATTATCAATACGATTGATAAAAACTCTCCTCTCGGTGTTCCATGTTATGTCAAGGCAATTGATTTAATCAAGGATGCTGAAGAACAGTACAGCCGTTATATCTGGGAATTTGTTGGTGGAGAAATGGCGGTTGAAGCTGTAAGTGATGCTTTTGAGATGAATCCATACACTAATAAACCTGAACTCCCTGCAGGAAAAAGAAGATTGTTTAGAACGTATGATATTGATACCACTTCAAACAATAATGGTATTTCAATAACTGAGCTAATCAAAGTACATGCACCACAGTTACGTGATGCAAACTATGCATCAGGATTCAATAACATTCTAAAAAGAATAGAATTCGAATGTGGTCTTTCTTATGGTGATTTAAGTGATCCTCAACAAGTTGAAAAAACTGCAGAGGAAATCAAATCATCAAAGCAAAGAAAATTTGATACAGTTTCAGCTATTCAAGACAGTATGAATAACGTGCTTGAAGATTTAGCATACGCAATCAATGTCATGGCCATTGGACTTGGTAAATCAAATTCAATGGAATGTATTGTTGAAACCGATTGGGGAGACAGTATTCTTGTTGATAGCGAAAAGCAAAGAAATATTGATCTTCAAGAAGTGAATGCTGGATTGATGCCCGAATGGAAATACAAAGTAAAATGGCAAGGCATGACTGAAGAAGAAGCAAAAAGAGAAGTTGCTGAATCGTCTGAAGGCATTGGATATGATGATATCGATGAAGATGATAATGAAGATAGTGTAAATGTTAACTGATAAATTTTTAGAAGAGTCGGGTGATGATGTCTCAAATGACTTCAGCACATTGGAAACTCTTCTTTTAATTTGGATGGGTTTACGTTTAAGAAACCTTGCATCTTTAGAAGATATCGAAGAAGAGTATCCAAAATGGAAAAATAAAGCTTGTAGAGAGTTTTTTGAATATTCGGGTACTGAATTTCAAAAGGTCAAGAAATCGTCTCAAAGCAAAGTGAAAACAGCTATCAAGAATGGAATAGCAATGACAGTAAGCAATATCTTTTCAAGATTGAAAGATACTGATGCTCAAACTTCTAAAAAAGACATGTTGAACAGGTCAAACAAGAATTTGAACAAAGGTATCAAGGATACCCAAGGTGAAATCAAAAACCTTTGCAACATTTCAAGAAAGTGCACCAACAAGCAGTTTATAAAGGCATGTGATGAAGCATATTCTAGAATCGTTGCAGGAAATGATGCTGACAAGGCCATTGAATCATCAATCAGAAAGCTTTCTCAAAAAGGTATCGAAGTAGTTGGTTATACTGATCATACAACTTCAATGGATGCTGCAGTTAAAAGAGCAGTTACAAGTGGTGTCAATCAAACGTCTTTGAAGTTTAAAATGGATAACTGCAAAGAATTGGGCATCAACATTGTAAAGACTTCAAGTCATGGCGGTGCTCGACCATCCCATCAGGAATGGCAAGGTAAGTTGTTTTATCTTCATACTCCTGTAAAAGGTCTACAGAACTTCAAAAAAGCAACGGGGTATGGCCGTGTTGATGGTCTAGGTGGAGCAAACTGTAGACATTCATTTTATGAAGTTACTGATTATGAGTATAAGAACAATCTGGTTGATACCGAAGAATTTGACAAGAACAGGAATGATGATCAATACGAGCTGGAACAAAAGCAAAGATATTATGAGCGTCAGATTCGTTCTTGGAAGAAAAGAAAGAATATTCTTGATGAATGCGGTGTAGATTCCACTAAAGAAGCTAAAAAGATTAGAGAATGGCAAGATAAGCGTTCTCAATTCATTAAAGAAAGCAACATTCAATTCAAGAAAGAACATGGTATTGATAATGTTCTTAAAAAGGCTTATCCAAGAGAGAAAGTATTTAACAATAGCAAGGTATCAAACAAAAAAGGCAGTAAATTATATCATGATGACGAATGGCTACCATTCAATTTTAAACCTAAAAAGGAAGATAAACCAAAAATTAAAATGATTACTAATTCAGATGAATTTGTTGAAAAAATGATGAAAAAAGTAACCATCGAAAGCGATAATGATGATTTTAAAGAAGGAATAAAAAAAGAAATTAAAATCATGCATGAAGAAGCTACAAAATTCTTGGTAAATAAGAAAATTCCTATTAAACAATCGGATACAGAAACGGCATATGATGGTGAAATGAATACTATTTTCGTTATCCAAGAGCAATTAAAGCCAGGTACCTTAGCACATGAAGTAGGTCATGCGCTAGTTGATAAAAATAATTTATATAAAAGCGAAGAGCTAGCTTCAATCATGAAAAATGTTGTCGCTGAAGCTAAATATAAAATTGTAAAGAAAAATGATGAATATTTTCTCTACCTGGACTCAGATAGATTTATTCGTAATTATCAAGGAAGAACATATATAAATGTTACAGAAAAATATAAGAATTTGAAAAAAGGAGAACGAATAAAGATTGATCCTATTGATTATACCGATTTAGAAGAATATGTAAGCGTAGGATATGAAACATTTGTAAGCAATCCTCAATTGTTATATGATAAAGATAAAGAACTGTATGACTTCTTTAAGAAAGGCGGATTGTTCAATGAAATCAAAAAAAGAAAGTGAAAAACACACACATGTTATTGAAATTGTAGTCGATACGGAGGATACAATGACCGAAGAGGAACTAAAACAATGGGAGGAAGATGAAAAGTTAGATGGAGGACCGGGGAACATTCCTACTTGGTCTAAATATTACAAGCCAAAAAAAGCCGACAAAAAATAGTCGGTTTTTATTTTGCTCAAATTTAAGGAGGAACATATGAAAACTGTAATCAAAGTATTATTCATTCTTTTAATTGCTTTGAAACTTGTTGCTCTATTCATTTGTGGGTTATGTAAAATTCTTATCCCACTTTTTATTTTCGGTTTAATTATGATGATTGCTTTTATTTTAGAAATTTTTTAGTAAAAAAGGAGAAAACAAATGGGTTCAGATGAATTTTTAGATTTATGCAAAAAAATAGTTAGAGAATATACAGAAGATCATTTGGATAAAAGTAAGGAACAACCTGATTTTGAAGTTTACGTTGTTTGGTATGCTAAAACATTACAAAATCACAAAGCATTATTAAGCACAACGTTAGATGATGGGATGTATTACGAATGTACGTATAACGGAGATAAAAAAGAACTTTATTTAGATGCTTATAAGAAATTTGAAAATAGATGCATAAAGTTAGGAGAATAGAAATATGAAATTTAAAAGAGCGTTTAAACTTATGTATAACGGAGAAAAAATTAAGCTCCCATCTTGGGGTGGCTATTGGTATTGGGATGATGAAAAGAAAACAGTAATCATGCATACCAAAGAAGGCAAAGAAATGGATATTAGAGAAACTGAAAGAGTTATTTATACGTTATCTAATATTCTTGATGATGGATGGGTTCTTGCTGATGAAGAAAATTGTCCTGAATTAGGTGGAGAAGCTACTTTTGGTTTTGATGAAGCTATCAAATATCTAAAAAGAGGAATGAAGCTTGCTAGAAAAGGTTGGAATGGTAAAGGAATTTTTATTCATTTATGTGAAATAGATGCAACAACAAATCCTTTTGTTTGTATAGATTCATCTAATTTACAAACTGATAATCTAGATGCAAAGAAAAATATTGTACCTTGGGCACCATCACAAACAGATATGTTAGCGGATGACTGGGTATTTTTTGAATAGGAGGATGTTATAAATGAAACTATTCATTAGTCAACCAATGGCAGGAAAAACGGATAAAGAAATCCTAGATGAAAGAGAAAGGGTGCTATGCAATGTAAAAGAATTATTTCCTGATAAAGAAATTGAAGTGATTGATTCGTTCTTTGAAGGTGCACCTAAAACGCCTCTTTGGTGTTTGGGGGAAAGCATCAAGCTATTAGGTCAAGCTGACATTGCTTATTTCTGCAAGGATTGGGAAAAGTATCGAGGATGCTGTATCGAACATGAATGTTGTGTTAGATACTCAATTAAACATGTAGAAGAGTAGGAGGAAAAATAGAATGAATACGGTATATGCATTTAAGAGCGGTGTACATATTAATTCTTCGACAATTAAAAAAATTACAAAAGCTTATTTTGAAATAGTAAAAAAAGAGCTTCCAGAAGAAGCACTTAATTTTGAAGTCAATGATTTTATTCTTGAAGAAATCAAAGCACAAATTAAAAGCAAAAAGATTTGCTTATAAGTGCTAGGAACAAAGAAATCTAACGAAGTCAATTTTGACTTGGTTAATATTCCTTCATAATTACGAATCTTTTTCAATAAGTTTTTATGTTTGATTTCAATTATGGTTAGCACTATTGAAACAGTATGAAAAGGTATGAAATGATATAAAAAAATAAAAAAGCCTTGACTTTGTAGCGTGATACATTCTATTATAATGTTGTACACTACAAGGAAGGAGGGTTTATGACAAATAAAAGTAGAGCTGAATATTTCCGTAAAAGAAGAGAAAATAAAAAAACTTTTGGAGCCTTGATTGATAAAGATAAAGTAGAAAAGTTAGAATCTATTTTACAGCAAAGAAATCAATCAAAAAAGGAATGGCTAGAAAGTAAAATTGATGAGGAAATATCAAAATAAAAAAGAGTAACATCAGCACGACCAAGCACTTGTTACTCTTTACCAAAAGGCAAGATTATTGTACTACATTTTGCCTTTGAACACAATTGAAGAAAGAGGTAAAAGTTATGTTAAATGAATTAGATAAGTTATTTGACATGTTATCAGAAATTGAAAACAAATTAACTGACTTAGAAAGAATTAATTCAATGGTCATTGTTACATGTGATGCATGTGAAAACGGGAATGATATTAAATATGATGTTTCAAATGTCATGATGTTAATTGAAGACCAAATTGACATGGTAGAAGAAACTATTAGATCAAATGTTTCAAAGTGCAATGCTTTAACAAGAAACATTCAAGAAACAATTAATAAAGGAGATTGTCAATATGGAAGAACTACAAATATTTAACAATGAAGAATTTGGGAATATTAGAAGCTTGGTGATTGACAATGAACCTTGGCTTGTTGGTAAGGATGTTGCTACTGACCTCAGGTACCAAAACGGTAGTCGAGATATTAACCGACATGTTGATGAAGAAGATAAGGGGGTCACTGAAATGATGACCCCTGGTGGAAAGCAAAAGATGGGGGTCCAAAACGTTACCCCATGTGTTATTGATTGCGATGATAAGCAATTAATTCAAAGGTCGGATTTGGCGACCATTGGTAATCATTTACCCACGATTAACGATTTGTTCACCGTTAATGGAACCAAAAGATTTCTAATAAATGAAAGTAAAATCATGCAAACACTATCGTATTCCCAAAATGGGAACGTGGTAAAAACTCAAGGACAAAACGCTCCTGAGTTAGGACAACATGGAAGTTGGTTAATTAATGAAAGGGGAGCAGCAATATGGAAGAACTAATGGATAATGAATTGATTAACACGTCAGCAATTGAAACAATCGACAGTAGAGAAGTTGCTGAAATGGTAGATATGGAGCATAAAAACTTATTATCAAAAATTAGAAAATACGTTGAAATATTGGACGGCTCAAAATTAAGCAGTCCTCAATTCTTTGTACCAAGCACATATGTTAATAATCAAAATAAAGAACAACCTTGTTATTTATTAACCAAGAAAGGTTGTGAAATGGTAGCAAACAAATTGACTGGTGAAAAGGGTGTAATCTTCACTGCTAAATATGTTAATCGTTTTGCTGAAATGGAACAAAAAATCAAACTTCCAAAAACTGATAGAGAAATCTTGTTCTTGAGTGTTAAAGTTCAAGAACAAACCGCACAAAGGGTAGACGTGTTAGAAGAAAAAGTAACTGCACTTGAAGAAACAACAACAATCAACAGCTCACAACAATATACGCTTGAAAGAATTGCTAAAACAACTGTAATTAGTGCACTAGGCGGTATTGATTCAAGAGCTTACCAATTAATGAGCAGAAAGCTTTTCAGCAACATTTGGAGAGACTATAAAAAGTATTTCAAATTAGGCTCATATCGAGATACCCTAAAGACTGATTATGAAAATGCTAAAAATTATTTGGAATCATGGTCTCCTGAAGTCAATACAAGCTTGAAAATCAAAGAATACAATAGTCAATTATCAATGGTATTAGATTAAAAATTAAATATGAATATGAAGCGAGTTCAAAAGACTCGCTTTTTCTATACGCAATTTTAGAGAAAGGAGGTGTTTTTCAATGGCTGAAGGATTAAGACCACATCATCATCAAGAATTTGAATATCATACTATTCAATATTTTGATAAGAAAAGACACGTTATTGTTAAGAAGATACAGTATATGTGTATGATTTGCGGTCGTGTTCGTCATGAAAAATACGATTGCTACGTACCGCCACCTAAAAGCAAAACAAAAGCACTAGAGAGAAATAAAAGGAAATACGGCAATAGAGACTGATATTTCCTTTTTTTGTACCCAAAAACTGAAAACAACATAGCAACACATGAATAAAACAAAAATTTTGAGGTGGGCAACTCGTAAAACTGCAACCGCACAGGCTGATGCGACCAGCGTACTAAAGCGTAGTGAATGAAAGGATCTTATGAAAAGAGAATTTTTAAAGAATTTAGGATTAACAGATGAACAAGTTAATCAAATCATGACTGAAAACGGTAATGACATTGAAAAATACCGCAAGGAAGTCGAATCAAAAACAAAAGAGCTAGAAACATTGAACACAAAATATGAATCAGCTCAAAACTCCTTGAATGATGCGAATAAGCAAATCAAATCATACAAGGACATGGATATTGAAGGTATCAAAAATTCCGCTGCTGAATGGGAAAAGAAATATAAAGATGAAACTGCAGAGTTGAACAACAAATTGACTCAACAAGAAAGAGATTTTGCTACTAACTCATACTTTGCAGGAATGAACTTTACTTCTGAAAGTGCCAAACGTGGAATCATTTCTCAATTCAAGGAACAAAACTTTGAATTGAAAGACGGCAAATTCATTGGAGCGGATGAATATATCAAAGGTTTAAAAGAATCAGATGCAGGAGCATTCGTTGTTGAAAAATCTAAAGATGAACCTTCATTACCAACATTTACAAAAGGTACTGCTTCTAAAGGAGCACCAGGTGGAGAAAACAATGCAAATGCATTCGGTTTTCATTTTGCAGGTGTTAGAGCAATGCCAAAAGAATAAAAAAATCAGGAGGAAATTAAATTATGGTAGCAATTAACTATGCACACCAATATCAACAAGCCTTAGAACAAGCATGGCCATATACTTTGTATTTTGGCGATTTGTTCAACACACCAAATAACCAAAGATTTAGATGGGTCAATGCAAGAACAATTGAAATCCCAACATTAGAAACCACAGGACGTGTAGACTCTAATAGAGATACAATCGCTACTGCAGCCAGAAACTACAATAACGCATGGACACCATTGACTTTATCTAATGAACGTCAATGGTCTACTTTAGTACATCCACAAGACATCAACCAAACAAACATGGTTGCTACAATTGGGAATATTACTCAAGTATTCAACCAAGAACAAAAATTCCCTGAAATGGATGCTTACTGCGTTTCTAAAATCTATGCTGATTACACTGAAGCCAGCAAAACACCAATTACTGAAGAAATCACAGCAGCAAATATCTTAGAATATTTTGATAAAATGATGATCAACATGGCTGAAGCACGTGTTCCATCTACAGGAAGAATCTTATATATCACACCAGTTTACAATGCAATGTTAAAACAAGCTGAAAAATTAGCTAGAACTGTAATCATTGGTGATGCAGAAAATAAATTAAACAGAACTATCGCTAACTTAGACTTGGTTAAAATCGTTGAAGTTCCATCAGAATTAATGAAAACTGTATATGACTTCACACAAGGGTATAAACCTGCAGTTTCTGCAAAACAAATCAAAATGTTCATGGTTCATCCATTAGCAGTCATTACACCAATCAATTATGAATTTGCAAGATTAGATGAACCATCTGCAATGTCTCAAGGCAAATACGTTTACTATGAAGAATCACATGAAGATGTATTTATCCTACAAAAGAAAATCGATGGTATTCAATTTGCTGTTGAAGCGTAAGTAAAGGAGGCAATTTATGTCACAAGTAAGAAAAGGAAATAGAATCATTACCATTGAGCCTCATAAAGTCGATGACTATGTTGCTCGTGGTTATGATAATATTGATGAAGAATCTGGTGAAGTCATTAAAAAAGGTGACCCAGTTTCTTTAGCGGATTTTAAAAGAGAATATTCATCTTTAAAAGCACAAATTAAAGAAAAAGATGTAAGAATCGTGGAATTAGAAGCACAAAACGCTGATTTAACAACAAAAGTTGAAGAATTAGAAGCAAATGCTAAAACTCCAGCAAAAGCATCTAAAGCTAAGAAAGATACAGCAGAAGAATAGTATGAAGGTTTCGTATGAATATTACGTAGATACATTCAAAGGAAAAATATGTCAGCCTGAATTTGAGGACCTTGTTGAACCTGTAATTGATTTAGTCAAAGGTTACGCTGAACAATTCATTGCACCATGGGCATTAGAAAAAAATATCGATTATTACTGTTTGGAGCTTAAACTAGCAGTATGCTATCAAATCGATTATCTTCAAGCAAATGGTGGTTTGAATGCTCTAAATGGCACAAGCGATTTGGACTTGCAAAGCGTATCAAAAGACGGATTTAATTATAGCTATGGCGATAGGGGCAACAAATTCAATGGTGTTCCTTTTTCATCCGTTTCAGCTTATATGATTAAAAGTGAATTGAGAAGAAAAGGTCTTATGTGCAGAGTGGCCAAACGATATGATTAGCTCTCCTCGTATTTTAAGACCTTTTACTGTTACTTTGATTCATAAAGTTGATGAAGATACTTTTATTCCATACGTTCTTGAAAACGTTGGATTTGATGAAAACTATGGCATTACACAATCAAACAAGGGGATTTCCGATGCGGACAGTGTTCTTTTAACGATTGATTTGAGTGACTGTGGTGGACTGACATTTGTTGATCAACACGGTTACAAGTCAAAAAAGAATACTTTTACGATTGGAAATGAAGATTATTTTGTCTTGGATGCGATAAAAGAAACGGACTATGATGAATTGAAAAAGACAACCAATGTCTATTCAATCAATAAATATGCCTGTTATCGCCCGCCAGGAACGAAAGAAATCCAGTTCATTGAGGTGTATGCTTCTTGAAGATTTCTATTGATGTTGACTTTTCTCAAGTGAAAAAAGATTTAGAAGGAACTAAGGAAAAAGCCTATCAGACTCTTAAAAATTCTGTAATAAGAGATACTGATCCTTACGTTCCTTTTTCTAATCTAGATAATCGTACTCACTTAAGAGAAACACCTGATATTGGTGATAACGCCAAAGAGAAAAAACAAGTTATTTATGATACTGACTATGCACAACATGTGTATAAAGGTACAGGAATGAACTTTGACAAGTCACGTCATCCAAAAGCAACGGCCAAATGGTTTGAAAAATCAAAGAAAGCAAATATCAAGAAATGGATTAAAAGTGTAGAGGACGTGTTTAGAAATGGAAAATAAATCAAATAAAAAACTGACATATGAAGAATACAACAGGGTATTGGATTGTATCTATGACTTTTGCAAGAAGTTGGATATTCAAAATGTACAAAAAAACATGTGGAAATTAGATTTCTTTACTTCAAACAAGGATGACCAAATCATGGTTCAAAGAATATCTAATCGTGCTGAAAAAATAAATGAAAACATTATAGGAGGCTATACTGCTGTATTGCCTTTTTATATTAACTTTCAATCAGGTGCTAAAACTGAAAAGAGTGTCAAGAAAATTACGGATGTTCTAGATGATTTAGCAAACCGATTTGAAATGGAAACAATGAATAAATTTGAAAACATTGTTTTTCCTGATGATATAGTTCCACAGAAATTAGAAATGATTGCCAATCCTGGTGTTGAAACCTATGACAATGGCATTGCTAATTTTTCAGCGTTATATCAATTAACTTACTACAAGAAAGGAGCGTTTGAATAATGGCACAAACATTAAGAAATACTGTAGTAAACCGTCATGAAAACCTACACTACGTCAAATTCGATGGTGTATCAAAGCCTGTGTTGGCTGGTACTGGTTTAACGGATTGGACACAAGCTGTAGATCCTTCAACAGATGACGGACAATATATCAATGAAAAGACTTCTCACTCAAACATGATGGCATACACACCATCGGTTTCTTATTCAGGAGAATTGATTCCTAATAATGAATTTGTAAGACATATTTACGAGGTTGGTAAGAAAGAAGTCATTGGTTCCATGTTTGATGAATATGAAATTGAAACATGGGCACCTGTTGAAGGTTCAACTGGATGTTTTGCAGCACATCACAGACAATATGAAATTCAACCATCTAATCCTGGTTCCGGTGAGGGTGGAGGAAAAATCGCATTGGAAGGAACTTTTGCTCAAAAAGGTGCTTCAGAACACGGCCAATACAATGTGGCCACTGGTGAATTCACTGCGGGTGAATATGACTACACAACTTGTAAGTTCACAGCAGCTTCACCTCAATCAGGTGCGTCATCAACACCAGTAAACAAATAGAAATCAAATAGGAAAGGGATTGTTACTATGTTAGAAATCAAGATTCAAGAGAATTTATTCGATGCAAAAATTAAAGATCGTATTTTCAGTATCGATGCTGACAATATCGATAATCATTTGCTGATTGACAAGTTCATCAAAAAATACAGAGGTAATCGTACGATTGACGATACCTTTATCGAAGACTGTCAAGTCGTTATAGATGAATTGCTAGGAAAAGGCTCATATGATTATCTTTTTGATAAGAATGATTTAAAACCTTACTATGTAATTTTAGCTCTTGCTGAAGAGATTCAAGCTAAATTTGATGAACACGCTACGACTGAACGCCAAAAAGAAAAGCAAGACAGAATCAAAAATGAGATTGACAGTTTAAACTCACTTACAAAGGAATTTGGAAACCTTCAAAAGCAAATGGATTACACAAAAAACAAATACGGGTTAAAAGATTATGTTAATTCTAGACAAAAGAGATCTTCAAAAAACAATAAGAATAGAAAATCAAGAAATAGAAATAAAAACTGATTTTAGAACGTGGATTCAATTCTCTTGTATCGTTTCTGACAAGTATATTGATGAAAATTATAAAATCCCTATGCTGTTTGATTTGGTAATTCCAAACTATGAATTGTACATGGAAAGTGTTGATTCATTGGAATTGTTGAAAAGAATTCTTGATTTTTACAAGTGTAATAAACCGGATAAACCTGAGAAGAAACCTAATAAAAAAGTTGGGTTTCTTTTTGATTATGATATGGACCTCATCTTTGCTGCGTTCATGCAGCAGTATGGCATAAATCTATTGAGAACCAATATGCACTGGTGGGAATTCAAAGCATTACTTAATGGATTGAATGACGACACCAAGTTCGTTCAGGTCGTTGGATATAGAACTGCGGATCTATCAAAAATCAAAGACAAGAAGGAACGCGCGAGAATGAAAGAACTTCAAGATTATTATGCTATTCAAGAACAGGGAGACCCATTCCAAAGAACTCAGGAAGAAATCGAAGCGGAATTGTTTGAATCGTTAGGAATTCCAAAAGAATAAATTAAAGGCAGGTGGTATGATGGCAGATGGTAAAGTTGTAATTGATTTAGAAATCAATGATAAAAACGTTGATAAGAAACTCAATACAGCTGATAAAAAAGTAGATAAATTTGCTAAAGATGTATCACAAAAAGAAGCTAAACCTAACGTTGATGCTGATACTAAGAAACTAGAAAAGAAGCTTGATGAAGCATCAAACGAGGTTGAAAGTTTTTCAAAAGAAGCTACTGACAACGCAAAAGTTGAAGGTAGTGCAAAAATGGACACTTCCAATTTTGAAAAGAGTGCCCAGACAGTAAAATCAGAAGCATCTGCGGTTGAAAAAGCTATAGATGTTGATGGTAAAGTTGATGTTGAAGATAAAGCAACATCTAAAATAGACAATGTAAAGAAAAAGATAGATGATTTCTTAAACAAAAAAAACAAGCCAAAACCTATTGAGCCTCCTGACTCTGATGATTTTGAGAAAAAGCTTCAAGAAATGGAAGATAAAATCAAATCATTCGGTGCAAAGATTGCAGGATATCTAGCAATAGGAGAAGCAATTAAACAAGGAACTGAAATTGGAAAAGAAGTCTATGAAGATTTTGAAGATTCAGTTGCACGTGTCAAAGGCGCTCTAGGAGAAACAGATGACCAAGCGAGACAGACTGCACAGGTCATCAAGGATGTTTATGAGGCTGGACTTGGTGAAAGTATGGATAGAGTTGCCGAAGCCGTTGTAAGAATCAAGCGAAATCTTGGTGAAATGGATGACGGAACTCTAAACGCTATTACACAACAAGCAATCATCCTTGAGGATACATTTGATGTAGATATGAATGAAACCCTTCGAGGTGTTAAAGGCTTGATGAAAAACTTTGGTTTAACTGCACAAGAAGCAATGGACTATATTGTCGCAGGAACTCAAGAAGGGTTGGACTGGACTGATGAACTAGGAGATAACATTTCAGAATATTCTGGAAAATTCTCTCAGGCAGGATATTCAGCGAGTGAATATTTTCAATTGCTAAAGAACGGTTCAGAAAGTGGTGCATATAACCTAGATAAGGTAAATGATGCCATCAATGAAGTAACTACTCGTTTAGCTGATGGAACTATTGAGGGTGCTCTAGGTTCATTTTCAAGCGAAACACAAAAGACATTCAAGGCTTGGCAGGATGGAAAGGCCACTCAAAAGGATGTTATCGACAGTATCGTAAGTGACATTACTAAATGTGATGATCAACAAAAAGCATTGACAATGTCAGCTACTGCTTTCGGTACAATGGGAGAAGATGCCAATCTTACATTTGCTAAAGCGTTGAATAGCGTTGGAACTACTTTTGATGATGTTTCAGGAAAAGGACAACAGTTTGCTGATGAAACAACGACTCCAATGCAAGAATTGGAATCAAAAGTTAGAAAGGTCAAAGATCAGTTACAGCCTTTAGGTGATTTGTTCTATGATGTAGCAGGAGTTGCACTTGATAACTTTACACCATTATCAGCTGTTATTCTTACTGTAGCAACAGCACTTGCTACTTACAAAGGAATAGTTCTTCTCACCGAAGGAGTAACCAAGGGATTAGCATTAGCGCAGAAACTATTAAATGGCGAAATGAGGTTGAATCCAATCGGCCTAATTGTAGCAGCTATTGCTGCCTTGGTAGCTGGATTCCTTTATTTATGGAATACAAGCGATGGTTTCAGGTCGTTCTGGATAAATCTATGGAATTCTATAACATCAACATGCGGGCCTGTGATAGATACAATCGTCTCATTCTTTACTGAATCGATACCAGGTGCAATTGACACGCTTGTAGAGACTTTCAGCAATATCGGTCAAACGATTGTTGAATTTTTTTCTGGGCTTGGAGAATCAATTGCATCATTTTTTACTGAAACGATACCGCAAGCATTTGACAGTTTCATTGAAATATTAACAGGATTTATAAGCTCAGCAATCGAATTTTTCAATCAGTTGCCATACAACATTGGCTATGCGATTGGTTCGATAATTGGTTTTATCGTTAGCTTAGGAATTAAATTCGTTGAATTTTTAACGGTTGATGTTCCAAATTTCGTAACAGGTTTTATTTCTTGGATTTCTCAGTTGCCTGGTCAATTTTGGACATACATAACTGATATCATAGGAAAAGTAGCTGAGTTTGCTTTGAATTTGATTTCCAAAGGATATGAAGCAGGGTCAAACTTTGTATCAAGCATCATCAGTTTTGTTACAGGATTACCTGGGCAAATTTGGAACGTATTGTCAAATGCTATTGGAAAGGTTGCTGAATTCGTTGTCAAGATGGGTTCAAAAGGGATTGAAGCAGCCAAATCACTATGGAATGGTATTGTTGATACTCTTGTTGGATTGCCTGGTAAAATGGCAGATATTGGTAAAAATATCGTGGAAGGTATCTGGAACGGTATCAAGAATGCAAAAGACTGGTTGCTTAGCAAGATTGGCGATTTTGCAAATGGTGTTGTAGATGGTATCAAAGGATTCTTTGGCATTCATTCACCTTCAAAAGTCATGAGAGATGCCATTGGTAAATTCTTACCACCAGGTATTGCGGTAGGTTTTGAAGTGGCCATGCCAAAAGCTCAAAAATCTATGAACAAAGAACTTGAAAAAATGACAAGTGACTTGAATGGTATCATAAACTTCAATTTGGATGATATCGAACTGAAAACAAATCTTGATATCGCAAGACAAACAGCATTTGAAAGTAATGTCACAAATGAATTAAAAATTGATTATGATAAGATGGGAAATTCAACTGCTAAAGCAATTAAAAACAGTGGAATGTCTTTCAAAGTAGACAAGCGTGAATTTGCCAGAATTATTTAGAAAGGAGCATTTATGAAAGTATATTATGTCAATTCAAACAATGAGCAAATAGATTTGTTAAGTGTTCCTTATTATATTGAAGAAACTGACTTTTTTAACTTTGAGTGGTCATATGAAACTGAAAATAGAAGGGTCACACGCTTTTATCGTGATGTCGAAACGAAAAAGGTTAGTGTAGATATCTTTAGCCAAAATCAAAAAGACTTCTACAGTGCTCTAAATAGACTCGTTGAGATATTTGATGTAGATAACGTAAGCAATGTCAAAGGAAAACTCTTCTATAATGACTACTATATAGAGTGCAATATCTTTAAAAACCAAAAAGACATGAAGTCATATATTCTTCCATACGCAAAGGTAGATTTAACTCTGGTAACTGATTCAACTAAATGGATCAAGGAAGATACCTACCATTTTTACAGCAGTGGTGAAGGAAAAAAAGCTGGAACAAAGAAGTATTCCTATAAATATCCTTATATTTATGGTGCAAGTGAAGGACAAATGACAGTTAGAAATACTGGAGTCGTTGAAAATGATATTTTATTAAGAATATATGGTCCAGCACAAGACCCGGCCATTAAAATAGGAGACAACCTTTATCAAATCAATACGACTCTTGAAGCAAATGAAAGACTTGAAATCGATACAATGAAAAAGAAAGCTGTAAAAATCACAGCACACGGTGATGAAATCAATGTTTTTAATGACAGGAACAAAGACAACAGATTGTATATTCCCATCCCACCTGGTACAAATATTGTCGTTTGGAACAATTCTTTTTCATTTGATATCGTTGTCTATGATGCAAGAAGCGAGCCAAAATGGGAGAGTGATGAATGATGATGGAGTTCATCTACACGGATCCTAACGGAATTGAACAGGGACCATTGTTAAACTGTAGCCTAGACTTGGAAATTGGAACATATGACAAAGCCAAGAATGACTTTGAAATAACCGTTTCAACGGACAGCTGGGACCGCAAATTGACATATGACAGCAAGTTTTATTGTGTCGGTACCGAATTTGGTGGGATAGTAAAAAGTATCGAAATAGATACTGAAGCTGAAGAAGTAAAAATAGGGGGCATATGCCCAAGAAAATTGCTAGCAAATGATATTATTCAACCTAAAAAAAGAACTGATGAATACTATGAATTCATAGGTGAAGCAAATGAATGCATTCGAGAATATATCAATTCATCAACTGATTTTTTCAATTATATTGAAAATAAATCTAAATCAGTAAGTTTAAAAAAGAAACTGGCTGATTTTTTTGTTGTTTCACAAGAAGATAGTGGAATAACCATTAATTATCAGGCACGTTATTACAACACGTTGCAGGCATTTGAAACAATGCTAAATGATGCAAATGCCAAACTTAAACTTATTTGGAATAAAGATGGACATATTGAACTTTCAGTTGAGCCTATTATTAATTATTCCGAAAAACTCCAATTCGACAATGATTACAATCTGCAGATTATCGCTAAAAAAGATATAAATCAATGTAATCATTGCATTGGATTAGGCAAAGGCGATTTGCAAGAAAGGCAGGTTGTTCATGTCTTTAAAATCAATGATCAATACTTAGAACTGAGTGAAATTGATGATGACTCTATGATTCCAAGTGAACTGAATACAATGACATATGACTATTCAAATGTTGAAAGCATTCAAGAATTAATAGATGGAACCAAAACAAAATTAAAAGAAGCACAGACTGATAACTCTTTAGAAATTACATTTGATAATTTATCTCCTGAAATTGGTGATATCGTAGGAGCAAAAGAATACATAACAGGTATTTCTATGCAAAAGCCTATTGTACAAAAAATCGTTAAATGTACGTTTGAAAAAGACTACACAGACTGTGACATTGATTACAAGGTAGGTGATTAGATGGCAAGTTCAAGTGATGCAGTTGAGGCAATTACATTGACAGGAAAAGAAGTATCTGCAAGTATCGATGCATATTTGTTTGATGCTCTATATTCAGTTGATGGTATTTTTACAAAAGGCAATCAAATGGAAGCTTCTATTGTCAGCAATAATAAAGTAAGGATTGCTGATGGATTGCTTATAAACCAAGGACATTTTCTTAGAATCAAACCAGGAATGTATTGCGATGTGCCAATTGAAAATGGTACTCAAAACATGAAACGTTGCGATTGTATCGTTGCTCAATTTAAAATTGATGAAAGCGGAGAATCACACGATATTGTTGTCATCCAAGGTACACCTGGAGAACAAGAAACAGTTCCGTCATTAACAAAAGATGATCTTGAAAACGGTGGTGCTTTACGTCAAATTGAATTGTTCAGAGTTCATTTGAATGGAATCAATATTTCAGGTGTCGACAGGATTGCTAGGACAGTCAATTCATTTAGTGATGCAATCTTTTACAAGGGTTAACATATGAGAATTATTGAAATCTATCTGAATGAAAATCAATCACATTCATGTACTAGAAATATCTTCTATGCTGGAAGAAAGTATGATAGCAACAATACAGCTGTCAAATTCACCAACAAAAATCTATTCATTGATGGCTGGAACTTCTACTTGAAAGTAGATATGGACGATGAAGTAACTGAAATACCATTACTTCAAAATCTATTTATCATTGGAGAAAATCTTACTCAAACAGCAGGGGTATTAACCTGTACATTGATTGGCAGAAACAGTGATGATAATTCTACTAAGACATTTGAACCGTTTAGATTGAAAATCGAAGATGTCGAATATGATCAGGATGATAAGGAACAACAACCAATGGATCCAAACATGAAGTTGCTGTATGAACAATTAATTAATTTAAAACAAGAATTACAACAAAAAGAACTTGCGACTCTTCCTGCAGGTGGTAATAAAGACCAAGTATTGCAAAAAGCAAGCAATATCGATTATGACTTTGCATGGAAAGATATGCAGGGAACAGCCACTGAAATGTCTGATGATGAATTAGACAATATGTGGGAAGAAGTATTTGAATAAAAAATAAATAGAAAGAGAGATATATATTATGAGTTTTGTAAATGATTCAATTTTAAAATCAGCATTAGGAAAAATTAAAGCTTGGGGAGAAGGAAAATTTGTAGCAAAAGAAACTGGTAAAGGTCTATCTACAAATGACTATACAACTGCCGAAAAAACTAAATTGAGCGGTATTGCTACTGGTGCTCAAGCAAACAAAATTGAAAGTGTAAAAGTAAATGGTACAGCTTTAACTCCTGATTCATCGAAAGCGGTAAATGTTGATCTAACAGCTTATGCTAAATCAGCTGATGTAACAAAAGAAATCGCATCTGCAGTATCAGGAGTAACTCAAATCGATTACTCAGTTGTCGAATCATTACCTTCAACTGGTAAAAAAGGTATTATCTATTTAGTTGCTAATAGTGATTCTGGTAATAATATCTATGATGAATACATCTATATCAATTCTAAATTTGAAAAATTAGGTTCAAGAGAAATGGATCTAAGCTCTTATGCTAAAAAGACTGATATTCCAACAAAAGTATCATCATTAACAAATGATTCAGGATATCAAACTGCAGCACAAGTAACTTCAGCTATCAATGCTAAATTAGTAGTAATGACTGATACTGAATTAAATACAATGTGGACTGAAGTATTTGGAGCATAATCAACTAGGAGGTCTTATATATGAAAGATTTCTTTAAGAGAGTTTTGTTTTCAAATGTAAGTGAGCACGCATCTTCAACAACTGTTTCAGCTAATAGCACTAAGTTTCTAACAAGTGATATTTTGAAAACTTTTACGACAAAGTTAAAAGATACGTTTGCTTTGAAGTCACAATTAACATCATTGCAAAAGCGAGTTGGACAGCTTGAAAAGACAGTCAGTGAATTAGAAACTGATTTAAAGGATGCAGTATATTACAAAGAGTAGATTTATTTCTGCTCTTTTTTAAAAGGAGAAAAATATGAAAGATTTTGAAACACGTGAGTGCGTTGTACACACACACACACACACACACACGACTTACCAAAATTAGGAAAGGTACAAAGTGCCTTTTCTTATTCTTTAAAAAGATTGGCGGTGACAAGCATTTAGATTAGTTTTAATCTGAATGTCAACATGCCAAAACTTATTGATAAAGATGGAAATGAATTGCTTAATTTACAAATGTCTACAGATGAACATTGGACAGGAAAATATTGGATTGATGGTAAAAAGATCTATGAAAAAATCATTACATGGACTGGTCTAAGCGTTGGAGTAAGCACAATCAATCATTCAATCAGTAATTTAAACGAGTTTATTGATTATGAAGTTACATGTTCCAATGGAGAAGATTTCTATAGATTTCCTGTTGTTTATTATTCTGGTGGTAATACAGGAACATTCTACTGTACGTATTTCATTTTGAATGTAGCTAATATTCGTTTTGCTAACAATTACAGTTGGGCAAATTATAAATTTAAAGCAATTATTCGTTACACAAAAAAATAAAGGCACTAGTATCTTTTCTTATTTGATTTTTATTAAAAGAATTAAAGAAAGAGAGGATCATACAAATGTCAAAAATTAAAAAATTCGTGGGGGGGTACTGTTTACTAGCAATAGTAAAAACAGTATCCTTTTACCTATTACCTTTGACAAAGGAGGTGCAGTTGAATAGCTGTGCTTCTTTAAAAAGAGGTGTTATTTATGGCTAAATTTGTTAATTCTAACGGAGATGAAATCAATACGGATGTCGTTCTTTGGAATGGTAGTCATTTCGGCTATGGTCACGATTTAACATTAAATGATGATGCTTTGAAATTTAAAGAGTTAATCATAATTAGTGATAATAGCGCAGTTATTGCACCAATTATTGATGGAGAGATCATATATTCTGGTGTTGTTAACAACTGGACTGTTACTAATATGGCTTTTAAATATAATCAGGCATCAAAACTGTTACACATTGATAATTGTAGATGGACAAATTCATCTAACAATCAAGGTACAACTGTTACTAAAGTCATTGGAAGATATTAGTCATAAATAAAAGCTGTTCCATGATATGGGGAAATTTGTTAAAAATGATGGGACTAAAATTCCAATTGGTACTGTCCTTTTTGATGGTGCAACTCAAAGTGATTTTATATTAACTGATGATATTTCTAATTATGACTATCTAGAAATCTTCTATAGAAGTCATAACTGGGTTAATCCTAAAAGTACAAGAATGTCATTAAAAGCAGGTGCAAGAGTACATTTATCAGATGTACATGCAAGTGAAAATACTATTACAATATATGAGATGACTCTTGTTTTCAGTGGCAAAAACGTTACATTAAGTGGATGTACTAAAGTCGTTGGTGGTGTGTATATAACTGAGGTTGAAGGAACAATATACCAAGTAATAGGATACTGATTGCTAGCAAATAGGAACTTATGTCCCAATTTGTTAATGCAAATGGAAATACATTATTAAATCTTAAGTTTTCTTTAAAAGAACAGGAAACAGGGATGCAATGGATTGATGGTAAAAAAATATATTGCAAAGTAATACTCGTAAGCGGGTTTGATAGCAGGGATAAATATGTACAACATAATATATCAGATTTATACAGAGTATTGAGTTGTGATTTATTTATGAAAACGAGTGATGGAACAAACCACATGATACCGCGAGCACATCAAGATGAAGATCATGATGGTATTTCTATTCAAATAACTAAAACAAATTTAATATTGCAAGTTGGACAATCAAATGGTTTTGCTGATGCTACAGGATATGCAATATTGAAATATATAAAAAGCAAATAATTAAAGGACGAAAGTCCTTTTTTTGATGCCCTGGACACGGCTTAAAACTATCTAGAAAGGGTGATTGAATTGAAAATTAAAAAATATGATTTTAATCAATGGTTGAAAGCTGCAGGTATTAGAGCAATCAAAACAGTAGCTCAAACAGCAGTTGCGTTAATTGGAACGTCTACAGTGATGAATGAAGTCAACTGGGCAATGATCATCAGTGCAAGTTGTCTATCTGGTGTTGTTTCAATTCTAACAAGCGTTGCAGGACTTCCAGAGTTGGAAGAAATTGTAGATGAAAGTTAGGAGTGAAATCATATGACAGAAGCAGTTACAGTTGCTTTGATTTCTGGTCTATGTGTAGCTGTGCCTAGTGTAATCACTACAATGTTTTCAAACAATAAAGCTAATACATTAATGAATTATCGTATTGATGAGCTGACAAAAAAAGTTGAAAAGCACAATAACGTAGTTGAACGTATGGCGCTTCAAGAGCGTGAAACTAAAGCAATATGGAAAAGAATTGATGAAATCAAAGAGGAATTAGAGAAAGAGAGTGAATAGCTCTCTTTTTATTTTAAAAAAGGAGGTATTAACATATGGGATATGTTATGAAAAAAAATTTAGCGCGTAAAGAAAATTATGGTAGTCAACGTAATACAAATGATATTAAATGGTTGGTCATTCACTACACTTCTAACGATGGTGATAGTGATGAATCGAATGGTAAATACTTTGCTAGGGAAGTTGTTAAAGCATCTGCTCATTATTTTGTAGATGATGATTCAGTAACTCAAAGTGTTCCAGATAATTATGCTGCTTATGCGGTTGGAGGTAAATGTCAATCAAATCACCACCCATATTACAAGAAAGCAACAAACTCAAATTCGATCTCTATCGAAATGTGTGATAATCATAAGGACGGAGTTGTTAATATTTGTGATGAAACTCTCGCTAATACTTATGCTCTAGCAAGAGCTTTAATGAGCAAATACAATATCGACATCAACCATGTTATTAGACATTATGACGTAAATGGTAAATTATGTCCTAATTGTAATGGGTTATTAAATGACAATACATGGGCACAATTTAAAAACAATATTGTTAATTCTACTACTGGTCCATTAGGTTCAGGTGCTATTGTGCCATCGGTAGCAGTTAATAACAATAAAGATAGTATTATTAGTAGAGGTCAACAACACTCAATCAACTTTACTGGACATAGTATTGCTACAGATGGTATCTTTGGTCCTAATACACAAGCTAATGTCGCTAGGTGCTTCCAAGTTGCAATCAACAAAGATTATGGAGCTAAATTAAAGGTTGATGGTGCTTTTGGTAAAAACAGTAAATCGGCTTTAGGTAAACACTATGTCAAACGTAAAGAAACTCAATACATGGTTACAGCAGTAGAAATTGCGTTAATGTGTAGAGGATATGATCCATCGGGTGTTGAATGTCCAGGTAAATTTGGTAGTGGATTAGAAGCTGCAGTAAAACAATTCCAATCAGATAGAGGATTGAAAGTTGATGGAATTGCAGGAAGAAACACTATTTTGAAATTAATGGGTGTTTAGAATGAAAAGATTAAAGATTATCATCATTATATTACTTTTATTGAATATTTGTTTACTTGCCAAAAATACTCAATATCGTTCTCAAATCATAGAAAAAGATAATCAAATTGAGAAATTAAAACAAGAAAATTTGAAATATCAATATCAAATTGAAAAAATGAATGAACAATGGGGAGTGTACAGTAAATAATTAAGTAGTATAATTAAAGTTGTAAAAATTTAATTGTATTATAACTGATCCATACTTTAGTTAAATTATTCGACGTCAAGAAACAATTGAATATTTTACATTAAAAAAAAGCCTACTCAATCAAGAGTAGGTTCTTTTTTTATATATTATTTGCTTTTTCAATCGTGTCTTGCATTGCTTTTCTGATCACATCTGATTGTTTAATTCCAAGCTTTTTACAAGCTTCTTTGAATTCATCTACAAATTCAGTTTTGTACGATGCTTTTACTTGCTTCATGTTTTCTTTTTGCCATTCTCTCATGTATTTTGCTTGATCAAATTTTTTATTTTTCATAATTATTCCTTTCCTAATAAATAAAAGCCTAAAATCATTAATATCATTCCTAAAAACCAATAAGTTTTAAACAGTGTAAGGATAATACCTAAAAACAGAATTATTATTTTTATTTCTTTTTTCATATTATTTGATATAATTTAGATGAAGAAAGAGAGAAGAAGATTATTTCTTCTTTCTCTTCTTTGAACTCTTTTTGCTGACATATTTTGAACCGATGTAACCAACAATTAGAGTTGCTATGGGTTGGGCGAAGTTATTAAAGATTTCGCTCAATTTTTTTAAATCATCTAAATTCATATCCTTACCTCCTCTCTTTACAAGATTATCATAACATAATAGTACCATTATGTAAAGGGTAGGAGGCATTTTTATGCATTTTTTAATTTCTCTATCCTTATTGTGTATAGGGATAATAATTACAAAAAAGCGATCAAATTTATTTTTGGCATATTTTTGACACATTTCTAACTTGCTATCTACTGGATAGCTACTGTATGTCTACTGGCGTTTTGGATTTTTTTATTAAAAATTGGCTAAAACTGTGACTGATACTCTACTGGATAGCTACTGTATAGCTATCGACATTTCAAAAGAAAAGGCATGGAAAGTCTTACTTGGACACAATAAAGATTTTCATTTATTTTTTTTGGATGAATATCTTTACCAAATTTATCAATCATATTGGAATAGACATTTGGTGTAACCGATGCGGCAGTAGGTGGT